TATACACATAGTATGAGCGTAGAGGATTACCTGGAATGGTGTGTAGAAAACCCAACCTATCCCTTTTACTTTGATACAAAAAATCCAAAAGATTTTGACATTGTTGGATCAACAGAAGATATGACAAGGACCATAGATTTGTTAAAAAAAATGTATGATGTTACTTCGGGCAATGGGGACAAAAATGAAAACATAGGTAAAAAAATAAAAGAGCCTTACATAACAAACTACAATAGAAAAGATTTTGAAAATAAATCAATAATAGAATATGAACTTTACCATCAAGGAATAAATAAATTTAATCAATTATGTAGAAAATATCTTTAATCTGCTTTTCATTAAAAGTATATCCCTATAAGGGCAACAGTGGTATCACAGTTCATCATGAATTGTCTACCTCCGAAAGATTGACAAACTCACTAAGTTCTTTCCAGCCATGTCGTAAATATTCCTTGCCACCATCAACAAAGATATTACCACAGGAACATTCCTTAAAATCATGAACATGTGTAGACTCAATAATGTCTTTACATTGTGCACACTGTGCAGCATTACGAATAATCATTAGTTATATCCTAACTCTACACTGTCATGTGAAAAATCAAACCTAGCAGGTAGTGGAATGGGAATTCTCATAGTTCTAGACTTGGATGGCTTTGCATCAGCAATAAACCCAAACAGCGACAGAGGAAAATATACACCATGTCTTTCTAATATGGCATCAGAAAGGTTTCTGTGGTTAGTAACGTCAGCTACAAGCTCTTCATAGATACACACATACTCGCCATCACCAATAGGTAGTCTCCAAATGCATCGTTGTGCATCATACTCTATATCTGTCGTCTTCATGCTTCTCTTCTCCTATTGCACTTTCGGCAGAGAACAGCGACTTGCTGTCCGTGCCAAGCAGAGTCGTCAAAATCAATTAGATCAATGTTACCGATATAGATGCGACTTGAACTCCCACATGAAGAATGATTTACGCATACAACCAATATGTAGCCGCGACTCATCACTTCACCTCCGGCGCGTCGCAGCGTTCGATTGAACGAACATCTGATTCGATCTTATGATTACTCCAACGAAGTAAAAACCCACCTGCAAGAAGTGCCCCGGTGGCGTTTAGATAAGTAGAGTAGGGGCCAAATGACCTTCCGTTATTCCATTCCCCCCGCACCCATTCATGTTCTTTCAACGTTGGGATCAGTTCGGCGGGTGTAGGTGGGATGTACAGTGTGAGTGTTCTATAATCGCATTGACTTTGCCCACCCTTGTCCCACGCAACCCAAAACTCATCCTCCTGATAGTCATATGTTTCCATTGCGGTTACTGTTCCAATGAACATGTCATTCCGTACCCGATCCCCAACCTTGAACTTTGGTTTAGGTGTCGGCTCAAGTATTAAACGCATCAATTTGATTTCGGCTTCGTGCGAATCTTCTAATTCTTCAACCCATTTAACGTGATCCTCGTACCGAACCCACGCGCCTTCCCTACTCGGACTCATGCAGCAGTCGTACAACCTATGTCTTTTTATCTCACTCATCATTTCACCGATCCAATCATTGCATCTACATACTCTCTATCGGTTGAATCATATGAAAATTTAAATCCGGGGGTACCTTTCTTGATAAGCTTTACACTCCAAGTATCCCAATCCCCATAACGAAAAGATCCAAGACCAAGAATCTCAAAAGACCAAAAGCCATTAGGACCAAAGTAACGCAGATCCAGAAAGCCATTCTTTACATTTCTTTCGGGGTGAACAACAACTCCACGACTAACTACTCCACTACCATATAGCTCTACACAATCTCCTTCTTGCAGGCTGTTTAATAGCTCTTGTGCTTCTTCATACTCATTCATCGGTAACCGACTTCTTATTGTTTAACATGTGCCCCGCCGTTAACGTACAACTGGAAAATATCATAAACAAAAAAGAAATGAGTAAAATCTTTTCAAATCGTTCGTCATCAGTCCAGACAGATGCATATGCAGAAAGGATAAAGGCTATAAGGCTAAAGACAAACGTACTGCCGAAAACTCCGTTAAACACTTGTTTCATTTTTGCTCCTCCATAATCTCATCTATATATGACTATTGTATCGAAGATACCTGTTCATGTCAATTGATGTGGGGTGGGTTGTTTTCTATTTTCCGCCGAAATTAAAGGCTATCAGTTCTTTTCCTATTTTCGATCACCTTAAAGAATTTAACCTTAGAATCTTCAATCTGTGCGGTGGCTACTATATCACCAAAGAATTTGTGATCAACTGACCAGAAGCCCTGATATCTAATTGGGTTACTGGTAATGTCTTTAAATACATACATTTCATGATGATCAAAGTATACATAGAGGTCTACAGATGTATCCTCTTCCATGTCCTGTATATATAGATTAAGTTCTTGATAGTCGTTTGTCATTCTGTTCCCTCTTCTTCTTGAATAAAAGCACCCTGTTGTCTCATTCTATTAAAATATCCACCACCCAGTCTGGTGTATTCCAGCCACAATTCTCTTAGCTGCCGAAGTCTCGTTTCCGGGTGGCCACTGCCCATCATTAACCATGCAAATGACTCTGAGTCTGAAACTCTTCTGGAAAAGACGTCTAGGTTGTTTTTTTCCATTACTCCTGCACTGTATCCCCGAAAATATTCTTCGCTCATGGCTGACTCATACCCCTCCATATCTGGCTCATTGATGTGTGGACCATTGCACTTCCATGGGGTTAAGCAGTTTGGGCACATGTAGTACTCTTCAAAATCATTCATTTCTTCCACTCCATAACGTTGATGTCTGCTGGACCTAACTTGATCATTTGCTTGATCGTATCTTCTGACACGGGGTTACCTCCCCAAGCGTCTACCCCAACGTTTATCTGCCTACCCTTTTGTCTCCACTTCTCATGAACGTGCCCGCATACAAGCCAGGACCCTTCATCCTTGAGTCTCCAATCTACAAACCTATCAACGTGTCCACTATCTCCTCCATAGGGGAAATGACTAACTTCTACGAGGTGACTTTCCATGTACAGAGAAACATTTGTAGGGGCTACCTCCATTCTTGCGGAAGTGTACCGTTCTTTGTATTGCTCTGACTTCTTGTGCATGGGATGACATTTATCATGATTTCCCGGAATAAGAACTATTCTGCCCGCGATAAGCTGTTTCACTAAACTCATGCTATAGTCCCAATTACCCATAGCAAGATCTCCAAGAATCCACAGCTCATCTTCTGGCCCCACAGCTCTGTTCATGGTATTTAAAATAGACTGATTCATGTCTTTGACACTTGCAAAAGGACGATCACAGAATTTAATTATATTTTCATGACCGATGTGCCAGTCAGATGTAAAGAATCTCATCTACCTCTCCTTTTTGTATTGATCTACAGTATATCGGATAGCATCCTCAATGTCAATAGTTCCAGCAGCAACAGACATGATAAGTTCTTTATGACCTTCTGGAACAACAAAGTCTTTCGGCATTTCTACCAGAGCACTCCCTAGTATGCTATCTGCTATTTGTTCAGAGGTGAAGATTTCATCACTCATTAATTGCCCTATGGGTGGCGCTGTTAAGCATTTGTATTGCTAAGGTTTCCGCGCCCTCGTTAGACCAGCCACAATCTAAAAACTGTTGCTTCAGCCCAGTAACAAGAGCAACGTAGTTCTCCGTCTCTTCCAAAACCTTCAAAAGATCCTCTGCGTTAGGTGGCTGCAACTGATCACTCATACCTGAACTTTCACCCATCTAATCGCGGTTTTAACACGCGATCTACTTATTAATTCACCACGAGGTTCTAACCACCTGTACCCATCCTGCCCCACAGCAACACCGTTAATGTTTTCAACGATCTCTAAGCACCGTATACGCTCAGTCTCAACAGCTGCCTTAACAGCAGCAAGGTAAGCTCCGTACCGCACCCATGCGCCGCTATCATTGTCTTGATGACAGAAGTTGTTGGTCATTCGGTAACGAGGAATCTCAATCATTTTCTTCTCCTTCAAAGTTTGGATTGTTAAACTGGTAGTCGTGACCCTGGACAGCGAAACAACCACCACGACCAAATTTGGGTTTGTCATGGCTAGACCAAGCATTGTTTCCACAGTTAATGCATGTGTAGGAATTAGGAACGGACATTGTGCTTCCACTCCCTCTGAGATGCCAGCTTGAGAAGATCAAAATACATGGCCCTCCAGTAGTCCACATCCAAGTCTAATTCAACAATGTGATTCATGGCGTCTTGAGACCAACGGGTCGTCTCTTCCTTGGGAACCCACTCATCACCGAATGGGGACGCAAGTGCGGTGGCGAAGTCGTATACCTTCATAGGTGGGATATCAATCATTTCATTTACTTACTTAAACAATAGGTAGTATAGGACTACAACGATGCTGCCGATTGCTATTCCGGCACTTGCGTTCATGATAAAACTAGTCACTGGCTTCTCTTTCCCCGCAGGGGACGCATATGTCCCAGCGATTATTGTTATCGTCTATGTACAATGATTCAAGTCTTGTATACTTAAAGCACATGCAACACATCTTGTGTTCTGGAATCATATCAGAAATCCTGATGGAAGTCAATCCGATTCCCGTTGTTCATAGTCGAACCCTTTTTCAGTGGCGCATGTCTTGCAGAGAGTTTTGAGCCAATAGTTCTTTGTTAAGGTCCTTCCATAGTTGCCACAAATTTCACAGAAAATTGAAGATGAGTTCTCTGCATAGTGAACAACGTCAGACACAATAGTAAATATCATCTCTCTGTCGCTATCTGATAGTCCTGCTTTATAATCACCCTTATATGGCATACCCCAATAAAATCTAAGGGTTCCAAACTTCTCTTTAATCTGTTGAATTTCATATTCAGGACAAAGATAGTTTAGCTTTTTATCTACGTCTATTAATAGCTTGTACCAGCCAGGACCGCACTGGAATCCTGGGTAGATTGACTCTGAGAATCTCTCTAGGATTAGCTTTAGTCCCTCTGCGTACTCTCCTGCGTCCTGTGGAAGGACGATACAGGTACACCCATATATTGATCCTGGTTCGTATACCAATGCCCCAGGCTTACCCGCAAGGTCACAAAACTTTCTGTGTGCCATGATTATTCCTCAGCTTCTTCTATAGAAACAATATTGGTAGAGATACGCCAATCATATTGCTCTCTAGTAGACATCATGAAGTACAAAGACTTTCCCAATTCTAGCGGATCAAGAGAATGTTCTTGTGTCTCCCGATCAAAGGATGTAAGGCCAACAAAATGAAACCATTGATTATCAGAAAGAAGTTCTCCACGATCTGCAGCGGGAACTCTCTTTGCTGTTAAATTTTTCATGTCAATTAGGTAATAGGTTCCATGCTCTGTAGTTGCTTTAATCATATCAGTCCCATAACTCTTGAAAGTGTTCGGATAACCATTGTAGCGAATCTTCTATCTCTTTGTCAAGTACCCCGCCAAATTCTTTTTGCCATTCAGCGTTAAGCATTACCCCGTTCTTCGCATACTCCTTAAAGATAGCTATATGCTTGACGTATTCTGCATTGCGTCTTTCAATCATACCGTCAACGTCACGGAATTCTACATCAAGGGGGTCTGCGTATGTCATCTGGCATCCCTGGCCGTTGTCTACGATCCACTGCATAATTCCGGCAATTTGACCAGCAAGGAAGGAGTCTCCGCTATAGGCGTCACGGCTGCTAAATCCACGGGTAACTCTTTGGTAAGATCGAACAACATACTGATGAGGATACTTCCACCCATACCTAAAGAACATCCTAACTCTATACCAAAGGCGGTCAATCTTGTCCCATAAGCCTTCCTTGTTCGCTTGTTCTCCCTCTAGGTCATTCATCATTTCCTCCACGCTTATGTATCTTTTCATCTTTTACCATACCAACTGTTAGCTGGATTACTTAAACAATCTTCACATGCAGACGTAGACCACTCTCCTCCATACCCACAAAAGAAACAATCATTGGTATAAAATTCCTCTGCATCTGCATATCCACGAAGGTAGGCATCATGTACGCAGGTGGGTCCACCCTCATACTTTGTATGGGAACACACTCCAAAGGGGGTGTCTATAGACGGCTCACTCATGCTCTCTCCTCCTTGGAAACAATCTTGTCTCTGTCTTCAATTAGTCTTTGATCTACCCCTATTGGTACATAGTGCTTGTTTATCCTATGTTTTCTTATATGCTTAATCATTTCGTCATAATCCTCTCCCGCCACAAAATTTTCGTGGACGGTATAAAGATCTCCAGTAAGAAGAAAGTTGGTCTCTACTTCTTTTGTGGGTGCAATAGAGCACATGCAGCAAATCAAACCAAAATGGGTATCGTCGTAGATGTAAACATCTGCTTCTCCAAATCTACAATACGACACTTTTCCCCATTTCGTTATACCACTTACCAAAGTACACTTCGTTTCCTGACGACCGATAGTATTGTATTGTTGACTCAAGCTCTTCTTCAAGTATAAAACCAAGAAAATCCCATGTGTCTGGGCACTCGTTAGACCATATTTGATATCCCGGATTGTCGCTTCCAGGATCTCCTTGCCGCATTGCTGGTTCACAATAATCGACCTTCTCAAACATAACCCTAGACATTGGCTTTATTGCCAATAAAAACTTCTGCCCCCATTGACTCGTAGTGGATCATGTCCTCGTACAAGCTTCCTTTTTCTATAAAGCACAGTAGTTCATATTCTTCTACCGTTGTCCCCGTGTATACGTTGTAGCCATTTTCAAATGGCTCAAAGAGTATTTTGTATTTACTCATTTTTTCTCCCTGCTATTGTCGTTGTCTTATAATCATACAGGATGACGGTTACTCTGTCAAGCTAAAATCGACTTTTTATTTCTTGCCATGCGGCGCTGTTTTCATTTATGAGCAGTCCGCCAATTTCTGATGACTGGTTCCAGGAATACCAGAAAATCATCACCTTGTCAATACCTGGAGTCGCTCTAAGAAGTCTTATAAGAGCCTTTGACTGGTTGTCTGATGGAGTGAATCCAAGAAGATTAAAGTTTGTTTCTGTTACCCAGAGGCCTCCTGGGGCTTTAGTTTTCTTACATGCTACTTGCACATCGTTATATAGGTTTCTCCACTCGAATACCCCCGCGCCAATTTCCGGGTAGATGTGGCAAGTCATTCCATCTACTGGCCACCCTTTTCTTTTTAGGGCATAAAGCATTTTTATACCCCTCTTCATTCCACCACTTGAAGATCTGGGAAGTACGGAGGGTGCAAGGACGATTACAGAGCTATCAATAAACTTTATTGTTGAATATGCCCTCTTTGTCATTTCCGCAAGAATGTTTCTATTCCTTAAGGTGTATGGGTACATGAAGTCTGCCAGTTGGGGTTCGTTCCAAATCTCATAGGCATCTATTCTTCCTTTATATCTCTTTGTGACATTCCAGACAAACTTATTCCACTCATCAATTGATGAGGGCATGGAGTTTGATCCTTCTCCTAGCCACGGGGCAAAGTGGGGATTGTTTGGATTTTTTGCTAACCATTTAGGAGTAGCGGCAAATACATAAACAATCTTTCTGTCGGAGTATAAGTTTACAAGGTAGTCCAAACGATCCCAGTTGTATGTGTTGGGTGCCAGATGTATGTCTTTCCAGGTAACGCCACAATCCCATAGCCTTACCCAATCTGAGGGAGTAATGCCCCTTTCCGGTCTGTTAAAATGCATACCGATCATAAAATTATTATACCTTACTTGTTTTTACTGTCTGTTGAGTAAAATCCAGAACCATTAAACTTGATTCCCACAGCTTGAAACATTTTAGTTACATTACCATGGCATTTTGGGCAGTAGGCTAGGGTTGTATCTCTGATGGATTGATGATAGTCAAAATCTCCACAGAGCTCACACTTGTAGGTGTATACTGGCACTACCAAATCCTAACAATAGTCATGCAAGGATCTCCGCCGTCAATCCATTCTTTTTCTTCTTCATCACTCATCTTGTATCCTTCGTGTGTTTCACAAAAGGCTTCTGTTGACCACCCCATATCTACTCCATATTGAACCCAATCGTAAATATCAATTGTCTTGCTTAGCATACCGCTTTCTTTAGCTATTCTATTTCTCCAATACTTCTCAAACTGCGGCTCGTCGGGGCTCACAGATATCCCTTATGCTTCCACTCTGAATAGTTCAGGGCTGTGGTGGGTCCACCAGATTCATCATCTAGGTTCTTTTTAAGGCTTCCCGTTTGCATTACCGCATTTTTCTTTTCAGAGACTACGGGGGTGCGGTGCTCTTCTGATATTGCCCAAGACATTGTTGTCCCAATCGTACATCCGACCGTAGAGAATGCGTTGGCGATGTCTTCTGGATGAGCAACCTCATCTTTTCCAAAGTAGTTTTGCTCATCAAGAGACCTTAGAACCAGATCCGCAAACTCGCGTGGGGTCATATATATGTTGCTGTTTCCATATTTTGATTTTGACATTACTTTCCTTTCGTTTGATGACAAGCGCATCCACACTTGCCATGGTTAAATTGATAAGGACACGTTTCGTGGTGTTCTGTTATGCAAAAACCACTTGGTCCATCCATCTGTCTTTCTGGAGTGGGTATAGGTCTTGACAGGTCTTCTCTTTTTGACCTTCTCGTTGCCACTTTCACCCCTTGCGCCAGTTTCCGTTTTCTTATTGTACATTAAGGTGACGCCCCTTGTCAACCCCCAAATCACACCGATTTTATTAAATCTATGTACTTCTGCCTCAGCGATTCTTGCGAGAATGTCTCATACCCAAGGGAAAATGCCTCTTTTTTTAGCAATTTCTTGTCTGATGCATCAAAGTATTGATCTATTTTCTTTGCTAGGTCCCTTGGATCTGCGCTATAGATGTCTATGCTCTTCTTTGCCATGAAGTTTCCAATAATTTCTGACCCTGCCAGCCACTTTTTAGGCAATATCAGGTTATTCGGAGGTATGTCCGTCATGAATACCGGAAGGCCGCTTAAAAGTGCCTCATTCATCGGCAAGCATAGTCCAGCATACCTTCTAGGAAGCACCATGGCATCAAATCCATGGTATAAATCTTCGTTGTTGTCTTCATTTGACACTTTTACCTTTAGCCTTACGTCATCACAATCTATATCTAGGGGAGTTTGGCTCTTGATTACCAGATTGTAGTCAGATTCAGAGTATTTTAACATCTCTATAACTGACTCTGTTCCGTTTCTGTCGTGAGCAGCGGCTTTACCGGCAATATGCAAGAGCTTTCTGCTATCTTTCATGTTGTCTACCCTGTTTTTGTTAAAAGCTTCCGCATCTGTTGGGGGAGGGAGAAACTCTATCCTAGAACGGTCTCCAAACCTATCTCTCATCTCGTCAATTCTCCACATAGTTGGTGCTAATAGAATCGTTGGCATTGACTCTTGCAGGCTAATGAATCCACCAAAAAATTCAAAGTTGTATTGAAGAATTGTCTTTATCTTTTTCTTTCTTGCCATGTCTACAAGCTTTTTATGATAAAAGGTTTCACAGCTAATTACAACGTCTATTCCAGACAAGAAATTGATTATGTCTGAGCTTGTGGGGAAGCCACTAACAACCTTATGCCTTGTATCCTGATACCTTTCAGAGTACTGTTTGTTTTTGTTAAAGGGGCTAGAGTCTATTACCAAAACCTTATCTGGATTTAACATCTTAACGAGTTCTAGGGTTTGATTTCCCAATCCTGTGTTATCACATCTGGCAATAATTCCTAGTCCCACTCTTTGTACCCCCAACCATTATCATCACTCGTAAACTTTCTGGTTCCCGCCCTTCCGTCAAGATGATAAGACCTCTTGATCCCTCCATCTGGGTGATAAATCCAGAGCTTGTGCTCGTCCCACCCATCATCTTGAACCTTTCCATGAAACCTATCCTCAATGAATGTTTTTTCATTTGAATAGGGGAGAACGGAATCTCTGTAGTATTTTGTCAAGCTTAGGTGGGGTCTCTGAGACCACTGAATAGTCTTCATAAAGTTACCCTCTTTTTCAAACATGAGATATTCATGCGGTTCTGGTATGACTTCTTCAAAGTGGAATCTAATTGTTTTTGCCTTTTCGTATTCAATCATATCCAGACACTCTTCCCAGTCTAGCTGTTTATCGATGACCAGGGGGGTGTCGTTTTCAATGTAAAGAATAAGGGATGTCTGAACCTCGTCTATTGTTTTTTTCATCATAGTTGTTTGATGAGAGTGCTCTTCAAAGATAAACGGCAACACGTTGCCCCACTCATGCATACACTTCCATAAAACTCTATTCTTGAATTCATCATATTCTGGCTTCTTACCAGCTCTCTCTTTTCTAAGGCCATCAATTTGCAGAATTATCTCAGACTCTGGAAGGTGATGCCTAATGGATCTAACAGTCTCTTCAATAATCGCAGTGTCTGGATGAGTTGGGATTATAGATATGGGGACGATAGCCGTTATGTCTGTCTTATTCATTCAACTGCCTCATTATCTTTATCGAAAAATCTCTTTTATACTTAATCCACCAACACACAGCCCGATGCATATTGTTTGGGTAGTCACTTAGCAGTTCTGGAATCAACTTTTCTAGGTCGTTCCAGTCTTTCACCCTGATTACCGGAGGGTTTACTTCAGACACATAGGTAAAGAAGTCAGCCTCGACACCCCTTGAATCTTTTAGGTCAGCAACTGGTAAACACATCAACTCTATCGCCTCAAAAAATCTAAAGGAGTCAACTACCACGGCACCGGATGGGCAAGGGGCTATCCTAGCCCTTGACATTAACTCATAATACTTCTCTGGTGGGTCGCCCTGTGTGAATCCACTTGTGGGCCTATATAGGCTATTAACGAGCTTGGGCATTACCTGAGAAAGCTCCTGCCTTCTCTGGTGAGTTATTTGTCCGGCAAAGTATGTGTCGTAATCCTTGACAGGATACCCAGGACGGTATTCCTTTATGTGCTTTGGTGCTCCAACAAAAAACTTGTTGTACTTTTTGTGCTTTTCGTGAGGGTATTGAACCCAAATTTCAATATTGGGGTGGGTTATCTTGTCTACGTCAAAGTCGGCGCACTCATCACCACTGATAAAAAGTATTGCTCTTTTTATTTTTAACAACTGTGTGGATATTTCCTTTTCCGCACCGGCATTTCCTTGACCAGGAATTACCACTATCCCCCTGTCTGACTCTGGTATTTCTTGTACGACCTCTTGTTTTAGGTGGTTTCTTTCAAACATTTCATTTAAAAGTCCGTAATCCCACTTATCGCTTGCAGAGTCTTGAGGATTAGTAGAGTATATATATACATTCACAGATCCAACCCCCTTAATATATCATTCCACCTATTTACATAGGTATGATCCATCTTTGTTCTTTTATGTCCTGCTAAACGAATGGACTCTCTCTCTTCGTCATGTTCGAGGTAGTAGTCAATCTTTTTCTTTAGATCCTCTAGGTTTCCATGCTCATACCAAACAATTTCCTTCTTGTCAACAAACGTATCCTCAATACCCCGAATTCCTGGATAAATTGTAAAACCACCCCTTCCCGTTGACTCAAACAACCTGTCACTTGTGTAGTAAGGGTATTTAAATCCAAGATTAAGGGTATCTCCAACGGCAATCTTACTCTTTGCATAGATTCTATTTAGACTATTCCCTCTGAGGGTTCCCGTATCGCCATCCCCGCTAACATGCGTAAATCCATCTCCGTAAGTATCTCTAAGGAATTCAATCAGCTCTGGCCTGTACGGATACTCTGGGTGATACCCCTTGCTGCCAACAAAAATAACTTCATGTTCAAAGTCATTTGAGTATTCTTTGTCAATGAAACACTCCTTGTCGTACACTCCAGGTAACAGGAAGTGCCCCTTTACATTGGTATTTTCATTAAACCAGTCTGCCATTAACTTGTCTACCGTAAAAAAGTGTCCAATTGTTTTATAAAAGTTGTCCTTCTCAAGATCGATCTGTCTCCTTAAACCAAACCATAAGTCAAGGTGGTAGGTCATCGTGGGTATCCCATCCTTGTTTATCTCATCAAGAACTGAATCCATCGATATCGTTCCCGTCGTCTTCCATCCGTGAGTGTGCACCCAAACGAAAAGGTCAGACTTTCTTGCACAACGAAGAACCTGTTGGCTTCTAACCTCACCCTCTTGAAGCTTAATCACTGTATGACCGAGTGACTCCAGCGTCTTTACATGGTGAGACTCACTCGAATAATCAACACCAAAATTTCCTAAAAACGATATGGTAGACATGTATTCCAATCTGTTTATGTTGTGACAACTATACCGAGCCCTGCTTTTGGAGCGATATCTAGATCTTGTAGAGTACACTATTCCGAAGAATAGAAAGTTATTAGGTCCAGGCTATTACCACTTACGTTTGCATTTCTAGCAAACGTTCTTATTCTGTGGCAGTTGGCACACACCAGCTCGCACTTCTCGATTTCTCTCTTAACCAACTCAATGTCAGAAGTATGAGCCCAGAACTGACTAATAGCAAAACTCTTATCCCCCAAATGATCAAAATCTAGAACAAAGTTTGGATACTCTTCTCTACAGTCCAGACATCTCTTCCCTTGCTTGAAATCTTGTATATATTTCTTAATGCTACCGCGCCGATCACGTTGTCTATGGCGGCTCTTGTCTTTCTGACCTACCCCAAGGTGGTAAGATATTGTTCCCTTAGAGCACCCAAGTTGCGCCTGAATTTGTCTATAAGACAGCCCTTTGTCATACAGACTTGCGATGTTATCTGATAACTCTGTCATGGTTCAATTATACCACATTTTCGAACCACGGTTACCAGATTCAGAGCCTGGCGTCTTGCCAGTTAGACGATCTGGGAATGCTGAGCCAGAGGCAGGATTCGAACCTGCGTTGTTTTTGTACCGATTTACAAGATCGGTCCCATCGGCCACTAGGGGACTCTGGCGTAAATCTATTTACTTGTGGTTAGCCTTATAAGATTCGTCAATAATCTCAAACGCCCACGCACGAATCTTTTCTTCATTCTTGAGAAAATGATGTCGGCAGAATAAAAGATCTCCGGATACTCCGTTTGCCCACACATATGCCTGACTGCCACATGCATCACAACGATCTGATGAGTTTAATCCATTTGATAATTCTTTAACCTCAGTCATTGTATCCATTATATCTCCTTTTTTATGTGTGTAGGTATATTATACAGACTGTTGTTTATGCTGTCAAGTGAAAACTCAACTACTCTTCTGTAGTTTTTTTGTTTTGTAAGTTGATCTTGCTGTTAAGCAAAAAGATTTGTGATCCCAAGTTTGCAATTTCTGCTTCATAGTTAATTGCCATGCGGCCCAGCCGTTCAATGGTAGCATTAAGTGTTTTCTGTAATAGCTCTTCGTTAGTCATTCCAACTTCTCCTTATAATGTCTTTTTCTCTAATAAGTATTGTGCTTCCGGACTTCATCCCGTGCTTTATTATTTTTATTTGTGCCCATTTAATTGAGGACGTACACCTAAAAAACTTACGAGCAAGCCAAACACTTTCAATTCCATCTTCTGACTTCCACAAGGTAACGCAATATCTAAACATCCCCCTTGGATTTGGAGACACCCTTGCATACAGCTCCACTACATCTCTACTAGATCAAGTGGGGTTGGTGCCGTTAGCTTTGTCTTACAGTTAGAGCACTCTGCGTTTAAAAGGTATCCTGCAATTTCATAATCATCATCAAATGATGCTTGAATGGTAAACAGGGTTGATCCACAGTTCGGGCAAGCCCTTGTTGGTATTCCTCTAGCATCTAACATTTGTCATCCTTTGCAATAATAAGACAGGTATTTTTTTATTATATATATTATCGTAAAACCCTTTCACTAAAAAAATTATACATCAATCGCCACATGCTGTCAAGTGTAAGGTGTGTGTTTATCTTTTTGAAGAAAAGATCCTCTCAGAATGACATTTACATCCACATCCTGGAGTTTCGCATTCTTTGTGACCATTTCCTATGCACCATCCGCTCTTCTTAAGGCTTTCTAAGAAGCTTATCTCTTCTACCAGCGGAGACTTGTTTGTTTTTTCCTGAATCCCCTTGTCATAAAAATCATTAAAGTTTACCCCCACCAACTCCTGATACTCTAAATACTTTTTCTGATCACCTATTCCGTACACCCCCTTCTCTATACCGCGAAGAATCCTTTCCTGCATCTTCTTGGAATCCATCTCCAAGTCAATCCAGTTAACACTTCTTGCCAAGTCATCCATCTGGCTCCAAGGCTTTACCCTATCTTTTCTCGTATAGAAGTGCCAAACAAGCATTTCGTTTGGAGCATAGATCTTCCATCCCCGCGTGAACGCACGGATGGCAACACAAAGCTCTTCACCCATAAAGGATATACGCTCATCATACGGAACCTCCTCAACAAAGCTGCCTAGGGCAAATATATATCCCGCTAAAATGCTGTGGGACTCCTGGGGCTTTGTCTTGTCTTTAAGGTCTACCCTTGATCCAGTCCACGATCCGTGCCAGTTGTTTTTTACTGCTGTCCAGGTGGGCCGAGACCAAAACTCATCATCGTTCTTTGGGTAGTGGTCCCTTCCATCAGAGTGGGGAATGTATGGCTCTGGGTACTGACTTAAGATTATCTTATTTGTCCCCGACTCTTTGCTAATTTCATGAAACATCTTAATCATCTTCGTGTCCCAGAATGGGGCAAATCTTTCATGCGAGTCGATTTGAAAGAAAAACTCTTCCCCCCTATACTGATCCATCAAGATCTTTCTTGCATAGCCAGCCCCCCTTGCTTCACGAAAGTCCATCTCAATCACCTCTACGTTCTCATATTCAGGGAACGACGGATGAGACCTCTTCTTATCTTGAGACAGTATTACAACACGAAGTTCCTTTGGATTTTCAGAGTTTTTAATTAAACTTTCGATTGTTTTTTTTAACTGATCGTCCCTATAAGATGCAACAGAAACAAAGATGCTCATGAAAGTCTTTGACCACCTGGGACATCGTACACCGGATCAAGGGTAACAGGTATTCCATAGGACTCTATTACTCCCTTTACCCTTTGAAGATAAACAATACACTTAAACCTTTCCTTTTCTGACATGTGTCTCCAGTAGCTTTCGTAGAACCTAAGACCAATATAGGGGGGAACCATGTCGTACTCCACGATGTCCATTGCAAAGTCAGACGGTACTGGTATTTTTCTTACCTGTGACTTAATCTTTGGGGTGTATATCACCCTTCCTCCATCGTCAAAGATTTCCATGTCTCAAACCAGTCTTGCTTTTCTTTGTGTAGGTTAAACTCTTTGTCTATCTTTCCCTCTTTTAGGTAGACTCCGCCCCAGACCCCCCACTCTTTGTTGGAAACCCCTACGGCGAAGCATTCCTGTCTAACGGGACAACTACGGCAAAACTTATCGATTGTGATGGACATGCTCCTATCTTCCTCATACTTGTCAAAGAATATATTAGTGTCCATCCCCAAACACTTAGATTTTTCTCTCCACTTAGACATCGGCATCAGCAATCGAATTTGGAATTTTCCACCCAAACTCTGTGATTGAGAATACACTGGCGTGATGCCATTGACCTTTCCAAATCACACCATTCTTGTTAAATTGAGCAGAGTTTCCTCTTTTGTATTTAACTACATCCCAGCCAACCCATCCAAGATCTGAACGAGAATTAACAATTTTTTCCATCTTTACTAAATCACTAACTAACATATTGTTTTTTCCTGACTGTTTTATTTGTTTGGTTTTTTTATTTTACTAGTATCGAAAAAGACCGATTTCGACACCACTTAGCTCCGCAGAAGCAACGAGCTTCGATGGCTTTTGATTTGGAGTAGACAAAAAAGCAACATAGTCTACGGTCTTCATGTTTTCTTCTACAAAGGACTGAGGTACACGGTAAAACTTTGTTTTAATTCCTCTCTGCTTAAGGCTGTTTTCTGACATGTTGCAAAACTCAGCAGTAAAGGAGTTTATTTGTGCTGGTCCAACGGAGTACACGTTAAACTCTTTGTCTCTTATTCCAGACAGGGCTACCCCCATAGCCCTCATAAAAACATTGTAGTCTGAAAATTCTTTTGTTCCTTGAACAACTATGTTCACGGTGTCTCCTCTCCCAGATTATCCAATATGTAAAGCATTTTGGCGAGGTCTCCTGCTGACATGGCAAAGGCATCTATTGGCTTAGAGGTGTCTCTATCCACTTGTCCATCAACCACATCTGCCTGATAGAATGTATTATTTACTACCCAGTAGGCCTTGTCTTCAATAAGAGCTACGCTTATTCCTTCGCTGTCCTTTTCCATTTCTTTTTCAGCCTCTTCTACTATGTTTAAAAATGACCTGTCCGTCTTGCTTATTTTAAAATATTCTATAAGATCTACAGCTATTGATATTAGGAGGCTGATAGATGGATTGAACGAAATTAAGATAACACTGAACACGCTCTCAACTCCCTTTGTTAAACTTTATCAAAAAGAATGGTGTTTGTCAACTCCACAGGGATTTCCATGCAGATGGATCGAACACCATGCCATTCTTGTTCTTCCCCAGGGAAGCATAGAAAGCCTTGACTGCTTCTGTTGTTTGTGATCCATAGAAACCTGTCGGCCCTGCTGGTATCTTAAATCCTTTTGATATTAGCTTTTTCTGAAGATCCTTTACGTCACCATTTCTGGAACCGAAGTCTAATCTATTCCTTCCTGGGTAGGTCTTAGATGGCTTTGATTTGACTGGTGCTTTTTTAACTGGAAATTCATCCTCGAACATTGGAAGAAAAAACTTCTTTCCACCAAAGTCTGCCTTGTTAGTAAAGCTGATATGAATGTGTTGAAAATGGGAGAATCCAGATCCCCTAAAGTTCCAGTTATCTTTTGTAGCTGAAGCTACTTGATCTTCATAGACTATGTGGGCTATTCTTCCGTTGTCTTTTCCTTCTCTGCAGTATGTAGCGAGCTCTTCTGCAAATTTCTTTGCAGTGGTACCCTTTTTCCACCCTGGACCAAAGGACTCATCAACGTCTATCGCGTGGACGATTCCCCGAGGGTCCGGATTGTGAAAGCTGCCTTTTCCGTTAGTACCCCAGCCGTCTCTTGCTGCATGTGCTGCATCTCCGATCCAGCCATCGCTAGATTTATCTCTCTTAGGCCACTCTTTGTTTATTTGGTTTCTGAGGGTTACCCCTGCTGCACAAAGTTTTGCCATTACAGGGCCGCCCAGTCTATATCGGATTCGTCTACTTTTGTATAGTCAGAGTCTACTAGATCTTCTGTGAACTCAATAGATACATTTTCTTGCCCCTCTATTTCTGAAACAACATCTTCTACGATGTTTGGGTCAACCTCATCCTGATCAAATAACGAATATTCCATATTATAATTGTACCACCTTTACCAGCCATCGATTGTTATAGCTAAGCCACCTGCTGGGGGGCCATGCATTAATTGCACTTGATTTAAAACTGTTCTTATTGCACATCCAGGTCTTGGCTCTACAGAAGACGCTACTCTTTCATCATTGATGTAAAGTGTTGCGGAGAACCTTCTCTTGTCTAGTTGCATCACTACTATCTTCACAAGATGATTGTATCACCTTGTCAGGAATATTGGTCAAAGATCAACAACATGCTCCAGGAAAACATGAGTGTGTAGATGATCAACCCAATAATAGATGCCGTCTTCCTTTCTGAAAAGTTATTTGCTATGTAGACAGAGTTACTCAAAACCGATACCACAAAAAGAAATGCTGTGGCTATTAAGAATGCAGTTAACATTTTTTCTCCTTTTACTTATATTAGATAAGACCCATGTTCGAGAGAAATTCACGAACCTCTGGTGTTGCTTTTGGTGGTTCAACAACCCCTTCAGACTTTTCTTTTTCTATTCTTTCTTTGTTAGAAGAGCTGTATGAGTGGACTGATATTTCCTGATTGGTGTTACGGGGGCTGTGTGCAATCGCATTGTATACCGCCCCAGTGACGGCATCACTTAAATCTTTTGAACCTTTTCGAGGATGATCCACTTTTTTATCACTGACAATGCGGAGCTGACTCATCTCCTCTAACAGGATGCTTATGTGGGGCATAAGAACGCGCTCTTCGTATACAAGCATGGCTAGGTCTTCATAGTGCTTCTTTGCTACAGAAAGGGTGTCTGTTTTTATCCCAACACTTTTAAGTTCTTGCTGGATGTCAAAGGACTGCCATCTATCAAACGTGACCAAGCCTATCTCGTAGCCATCTCTACGAAAGTTAATGATCCAGTTTTTTACTTCTGACAGGTCTACTGGCCCTTCCTTGTGCGGCTCCCACCAAACGATTGCATCAACAATAACAAATGGATGAGTCTGCGTATAGTCGTTAAACGTCCTTATCTGTACCCACCTATCCACATGAGAGATTGCTATAGCGCACTTGTCATGCTTCTGGGCAAGGTCAGCATGAAGAAAGTACTTAACACCCTCCTGTGGCTTAAAAGATGCCTCAAGCCTCTTGAAGTTATCCACGGGGTTGTGTAGGCACATTACCTTTTCCAACTTATCTTTTTGTTTGAAGAATGCGTCTGAGACAAAGGACGGAACACAAGCAAACCTCTGCATGGCATCACCATAGTCTGTCATAAAGGCAATCTTAAAGTCATCAATGCTCCTTGTTGGGTTGGCATCCCAAGTTGATCTCTTAATAGCAAAGACTCCTGGATACTTATAAGAAAGAATGTGGTCTTCTTCCCACTCAATGGTAAAGTTGTTGTCTGGGCTATCATGGGGGAGATCGTCATTGATAACGAAGGTGTGGGTTTTGTGCTCTACTTCTTTTTCAGATACCACGGCATCATACCTCTTAGATATAAAGTCACCTGGATATCTAGGGAAAGATAGAAGAACTACCTTGCCAAAGTCTGGGAACCGTGAGTCAACAGATGCCCGAAACGCCTTGTAAATAGCATCACCAGTTTTAGCATTTTCGTTTCCACTTGATGACTCCTGAGCAAATCCAGAGATCTCATCGAGGATTGCTAGGATCAGGTTCAGCCCTTCGTGACCTTCTCTTTCTGAGTGACCAGAATATACCGTTATAGCTTTATCAAACTCAATATTGTTTACCTTTGAGTCATACTTTCCAGAAAACCATGGTGACCTTGCAATCTTGTTCTTAAAACCCTTAAAGAAAACAGTCTTTGCCTGCTCGCTGTTAATCGCTATGTTGATAATGTCAATGGCATCTCCAGGTGGCTTCCCAAAGTATCTTGCTGGGTCCTTTAAGCACAAAAGCTTATACACAAGGTATGCACAGCCGATTGTAGAAGTGTGATCTTTTCCTGACCCCTTTCCCAGTTGCAGGATTACCTCTGACTTCGTGTATTTCTTGTAATGCTTGTATCCTTCATCTTCCCCCAAAAATCTTTGCAGGTCCTCCACTCTGAATATTTGACTCATGGCCTCTACAAGATCTCTCTGGATGTCTGAAAGTATGGGTTGGGCTAGGTAGTCAACGCTATAAACAAATGTTTCAAGATCAACTGGTACCTCTTCAAACGGATCGTCGTCAAGTACCCCCAAAAAGTCATTAAAGTCTATGCTCATATTGTTACAACCTCATCCGGTCCTCCGTAGCCAGCCAGCCTTCTAGCTACCTCAGGCTTACAGGTCTTGCACTGCCCTACAACATCTTTTAATATCCCCAACAGTATGTCTTGTTTTCTTTCTTGTTCCAGGAGTTGATCTGCGAGTTCTTTATTTTCTAAAAGACCAGCTTTTTGCAACATCTCAATTCTTTTGGTTTCTATATCAAGTATCAGCTTGATAGCATTTGTCTTTGCTCCAAGGTTTTGTGCCTGTTCCGCATCTTCAATGACCTCATACGATCTTTTTATTAGTCCTGAGTAGTGTTGATCTGCGCTTGCCAGGGCTTGCCTAGCTCTTGATCTAATGGCTTCGTTGTTTGAAACCATCTTCCTCCACTCGTTCAAAAGACTAACTACGCGGTTTCTAGGTATCTTTAAGGATATGGCTATGGATGACTCGTCGTTCCCCTTGATGTACTCAGAGGCTACGCGGTTTACTTCTTCTAGATGCAAGACAATTTCGTTTTCCATTTTTACCATTTCCTTTTCATTGGCAATTATAGCAGTGGTTGGGGTAGGATTGTTGCCACCTAGCAATTGGTTTTCCTACCCCCACCGAACTACATACAGTTAGAATTAAATTGATACCAATGTTTCATTCCAGAGCTGTTTCTCCACGCTGTAAAAAAGGCACGATCTTGATAGTACCTATTCCATTTGTGTATTGGCTTGTCTCTTAGTTTTTTAATATTTTTCGACAAGCCGTCTTCTGATTCTTTTGATTCTTCTAACATCATCCAAACCAGCCCATCTCTCCATTGACGATCTAAAAATTGATACGCGCCTCTGGCAGATGAGGTTTTGTTTGCTGATCTATAGTTGAATCGGGATTCACCGTACATAATACACTTACGAGTATCCTCCCATTTTGCCTTGTACCATTTTCCTTGATAGAGTGAATCTTCGTACCCCATCATGTCTTTAGCATCTTTTGATTGTGACATCCGATACTCATGGCTTACTTTTACGACTTGTACCGTCGCAGTAGGTGTGGACTTAGCATACACCTGTTGCGGAGGAGAAACCAAAGCGGTAGCTGGAACTATTGTTCCGACTATAACTATTGACACTAACACTCCTCCTAGCAGTTTCGATTTCGTCATTTGTTCCTCCTGGCGGCGGCAACTTAACTAGGATATCACAAATGTCGTTGATGTTCAACACATTTTGACTTTTTTCTTACAAAGCTCTATCCATGTTTTCTAAGATAGGTTCTTGATCTGTGGCAGTTTGAACACACAATGTCGCACTTTTTTACTTCTTTCAGGATGTCCTCAATGCTAAAATAATCTAACATCTGCCCTATGTTTGATACCTTTGTCCCGCGAGCGTGATCAAAATCAAGAACGTAAAATGGATATTTTTTATTGCAGTCGATGCATCCGCTTTTTTCTTTTATCTTTCCAAGAATTTCCTGTACTTCTCTTTTTTTGGAAGCAATTCTTTTTTGTGGTTTTTCTTTTTTGTTTTTTTCATTATCAAAAGAGTAAGGCTGGGAACAATTCTTTAGATTATCCTTCGTCATCTTTTTCTGCTTCTTCGCGGGCTATCTCTCTCTTGAGATACCATTCTGCTTTTTTGAGATCTTGCAGCCTGTTACCCTTTTGATCTGCCCTCAATACATATTTTATTACATTCCCCAAGCAAAAATTCATATGCTCTGTAATTTGTATTGTCTCTATTCCGCTAGGATGAGAGGTGTAATGTTTTGGGTGGTTTACTGGATCGCTCATCTTTTCATTACCTCTTTAGCTTAAACTTTTTTAGTTGACGGTATATTAATTGTACGCTCACTTCACACTCTTTGGCAATGTCTTCAGGAGTTTTCTTATCCATAACGTATCTTTTTCTTAGAAAAGCTTCTGATAGATGTAGGCCTATGCTTCTCATGGCTTTATCACCTTGTCCCAATTATCAATAGCAAACATCCCAATGCCCACAGCATCTGCCACATCATTGTCCGTTATGTTTACGTTATATTTAAAGCTAACTATGTCTATAGTTCTTTCTTTTCTGATGCTTCTTTCTTTTGCTTTATACCACGCAGCAGACATTCCTGGATTGATGCTTTTTATTTTTTCTTTTTCTTCCTTTTTTATCAAAGGGTTTCCTATGTAAGATTGCCATGATATCGGTGCTACGGAGTGAACCTCTTTTACCCCGGACATGGTAGCACCTGCAATCAGAGCCCCCTGACTTAGGGCCAGGTTTGCTGCAACCATAGGACTGTTTGCAAAGATAGTCTTCTCAATCACCATACACTCTGTGGGCATGGCCTTAAATATTGACTGTGTTTTTTTGGCCGTGTCTGCAATTTTTTCATATATTCCAGAACCAGAAAACATTACCTTTCCATAACTATGTAGGTTTGACTCAACAAAAAAAGCAAAGGCTATGCTCATTGTGCTAGCATCAACAGAACAAAAGGAAACTGGAGCGTTACTCTTTTTCATAATCGAAAAGCCCCTTAAGGTCTTCTATCATTTTGTCAACCTTCTTTTTGTTTACGTTGCATACGCTGCAAAACAAACTTTCGTTGTACATGGATATCACGGTTCCGCACTCTCCCGCACACTTGATTCTCTTTTTAGATCTTTTCTTTGCCCCATTACTCCTATACCTGTCGTATATCTTTTTTCTAGTTGCAAGCTCCCTGCACTCTACAGTGCAGTAAATTTGGTAGCTTACTTTTGGCTGGAATTCAGTAGAACACCAGTCGCAACTTTTCATGCAAGATACTCCAGTGGTTCGATCTTGAGGGTTCCTACAGGGGCAGCGGCACAAGCATCTCTTACGGGACACCCCTTGCATACCTTGGAGTTAGATCTATACGTCTTCTTTGAGATTTCTCCAGTTTCCCATTGAGCACGAACCTTTCTCATCCACCCAAAGGCGTAGTCAATCCAGTTGTCATACTCCTCTTTTGACTCAACGGTAATCGCGTGGAGTTCATGAGAGTTCTTGTTTTCGTAAAGAAGAATCCCCATCTTTCTTCCGAGCACCTTCATGTAAATCAACAGCTGCATGAGGTGGTAGTTGGGTGGCTTAGCAAACTTCCGATAAGCAAAAGACTCTTCCCTCATTGTCTTTATTTCTAGGATAAGTTGCTCTTCTCCCCACTGAACTACCCCGTCAGCAAAACCAAAGATGGGTGGGTCTTGAGCGACAACTCTTTTTTCTTTTTCTACTAAGAGACCTTCGACATTACCCATGGCTGTCTGAATTCTCTCATGTCCGTCAATACCGCTTCTCATGTTTGCTGAGGAGTATGCATCTACATCATCCTGAAAGTCTGCTCCTGAAAATGCCAAGAACCAGTATCTGGGGCAAGCCCCACTTCCGTATACTAGGGTTGATGGGCTAAATGATTTCTTAGTCTTGAATTCAGTTTTCCTGTTTACCGTGTATCCAGACTCCACGCTTTCAATAAAAGCCCTTGTGTCTATTGCGTTTGCTGGTTGCTTGTCGATTACTTGCTTTAAGAAGTTCTTAGCCATTTTGTTTTCCTATCTTTTTAGGTAATAATTATATCACTTTAATATGAATTTTAGTGCTGCCACAATCTTATCTAGCTCTGCTGCTGTTGTGAAATAAATGTTTTTTCTTGGACGATCTGATTTATCAACATTTGCCATCCATGTAGCTCGCATCTGCATCTTTGCAGCAATTGCCTGTAGTCTAACAATTTCCAGAGTAGCCACATGGGGTGGGATATCGGGCTTGAGGATTATCTTGGCTATAAACTCTAGAGCCTGAGACAGTTCCTTGTCTTCCATGTACTCTGCTATTTCATACAGGCCATCAACCATTGCAATTGTTGTCTGGTTCATCTGACTCTACCAACCTTTCAAACTCAGACCATTCAATAATGGCCAGCCTGGTCTTTCCATCAAGGATAAGACATATTGCAGGAGACTTCTTTCTATCTACCTTTAACGTATCCGTAACAACCTTTGCCCATACACTTTGAGATATAGAAAAGCTTTTAGTAAAGTGTTTATAGTCAAGAACATAGTTTTTCCAGCTTGCGTCACCCTTTTTTGTCCCACGACCGGAGTTTGGGTGTGGGGTTGCCCCCATTCGTTTTGCCTCTGACTGCTCTCTCTTGTTATTACTTACCACTGTAACCCTTGGATACTAGGGAAACTCTTGATGTGTGTTTTGATTCACAGAACCATGTCAGATCTAATGTTTCATGCCATAGCCTAAGGCTGTCTACCTCTAGGTCACATCTTTGGCAAACAAAGATACCTGAATATACGCTAAACTTGTTCATTGTTTATCTTCCTTATGAGTGTTTCCTGTATGTCCAGATTTTCTTTTACTCCAAGGATTAGCCTTTCTCTTCCCTGGAATCTTTCTCCTTCTACTGTGTACCAAGCGCCTGCGCGTTCAACATACCCCAACATCTCTGCTGTGTCAACTAGGTCTGCTACGGTGTCAACCCCAACATCCTGACCCCTAAAGTAGAAGTCGTACTCTCCGGTCTGAAAGGCTGGGCTTGTCTTTGAGAATTGAACGTCCCACCTCACCTTCCTGCCCACCTTCTCCTCAATAATCTTGTCTCCAACGTAAATCTTCCCCTTGATTGCTTGGTTATCTGATTCAGATGAAAACAGCTTTATGATTGTTGATGAGTAGAACTTTGTGGCCAGACCTCCCGTGGGTTGCTGAGACACATACATTGCTCCGATATTATTTCTTGCTTGGCTAATAAGGACAAGTAGAGTAGGCTTTTCCTGATTGTTAGCATAGTTTAACATCTTGACGGCATTGGTCATGTCTCTTGCTTCAGCACCGATCTGCTTAGTGTTTTCTAGCTGCTTCAGCTCTGTTGAATCTTTTTCAAAGTAGATTGCAGGTAGCAGGGCAGAGATACTATCCACAACTATAAGATCTACTCCAGCCTTCATCAAGTCCGTACCTACATCTACCATATCGTTCATTGTTCTGGCTGTAGAGACGATAAGGTTTTCCGTGTCTACCCCCAACTGGGTTGCCCAGTATGGAGAAAAGCTCATTTCTGCATCTATCCACGCACATATTTTTCCTTCTTTTTGAGCTTGGGCAATTATCTGTAGGCAGAATGATGACTTGCCGCTTGACTTGTTCCCCCAGACAAGTACCTGCCTTCCATAGGGAAATCCTCCGTTCAGACTTCTATTTAGTCCAAAAGATGGTGTCTTTGCAAACTGAGTGTCTGCTATCTCGTTGCCAAGGGTTATCTTCTTTCTCAGCTTTGGGTTTAGTCCCGCGAGCACCTCTTCTACTGATGTCATGCTAGCACCCCGTGCATTACTGGGCGTGTCAAGTTAAAAACATTCTTTTCTGCCATCACTTCGTCCAAAGAAAGCTCTGTGTATCCATCACGAACTAATCCGCCAAAGAGGTCAAGGGATCTGATGATTATATCCGCTATTTCTCCCACAACCTCCTCATCTCCCTTCTCCTTCCTAATTGCCTCCAAAACCTCAGAGCATTCAGAGTGAATCATTGCAATCTGCTTAAGGTAAAATATTGTATGATTGCCCTCCGTATTCGGTTCCCAAAACCCTTTTGCTACTGCATTTTGATGAATCATCTTTGACATGCTGTCTAATGTCGTCACGCTACCACTACCTCCTGAAATACTAGATCTTCATCTTTTGAAATTGAATAGTTAATGTTATATGCCTTTCCTTGCTCTAGTCTTGTGAACGCCATTGCAAAGTTTGAAGGGAAAACTATAAGCGAGAGGAGGTTCCTATCGCTGTCAACAAGAATAAGCGAAGCCATTCTCTTTCCGGCTTTTGTTATTCTTGGCTTAAAGGATAACACAAAATACTCCTCCTGTCCATACGGCAACTGCTTGTAGTTTAGGAACCGTACCAACGCTGATTTGCTTTCTCGTATCTCTTCCACAGGAATCGCCTCAAGAATCCTGTTAGATCCAACAAGAATAATATAAGTACGACCTGCTTCGATTGTTGTCTCTTCTTCATCAAACACTCCTATCGATCCCGTGGAGTCAAGGATATCTACCCTGCTCCATCCACTTCCTCTTTTAATGCTTCTGACGACTCCCATTAAGATGTATGCCCCTTTTTCCTCAAAATCATCTACTGGGCTTATGTATGCATGGTAGTGTTGTGGTACCTGAATATTGAATTCCGGAAGATTAAGGTATTCGTACATGCTCTCCTTAATTTTTTCTTCATCTCTTGGGTGGTCTGGGAACGTTAAGGCTCCTACGGTGCTCATAGAGGCGAGAGCACGGCTATTGACTCCATTCCCCTTGGTAAAAGTAAACTCCTCTATCTCCTTGTATGACGAGAATGGCCTAGCCTCAATATACCTAGAAGCTATCTTGTCTGATATGTATTTGATGCTTGATAGGCCAAACCTAATACCTTTTCCCTCAATATGAAAATCTATTCCAGAGTCATTGACATGTGGAAGCCTCATGGGAATTCCCATTCTTTTTGCCTCAATCAAATACTCTGTTCTAGCATCTTTATCCTTTTCATTCTTAAGAAGGGCAAACATAAACTCTAGAGGGAAGTAGTACTTTAGCCATGCCGTCCAGTACGAAACTGTTGAATAAGCAACCGCATGAGACTTGTTGAATGAGTATCCTGCGTGGGCTTCAAAGTCATGCCACATCTTTTCAGCAGCTTTCCCGCCAAGTGGCCCAGTCGCATTCCGAACAAAAAGCTCTTTGAATTCGTCAAAATCCTGGGCATCTCCCTTCTTTCCAATAATCTTTCTCACCTTGTTGGCCTCTCCCATACTCATACCGCCAAGGTTGGTGCAAGCAAGCATAACTTGCTCCTGATAAAGAATTGTACCGTAAGTATCCTCAGTAAAATCTTTCATCAATGGACTTGCATATGTTATTCCCTGTTTTCCATGTTTACGAGCAATGTAGTCCTTGCCGATTGTATTCATGGCTCCTGGCCTTACAAGAGCGTTAGAGGCAACGAGTTCGTTAAACTTACTTACCCCCATCTTAACAAGAAGGTTAGTGTATGGCGTTGCCTCGCACTGAAACACCCCCTTCGTGTGTCCGTCAGAAAGCATGTCGTAGATGTTCTTATCTTCCATGTCCACCTTATGGAGGTCTAGCTTCTTACCTGTTCGATCCTTGACGATGTTCAGCGTGTCATGGATAACGGTCAGGGTTTTTAGTCCAAGCGCGTCAATCTTGATGAGTCCGATATCCGCTGCTTCTGACATATCTACCGCAACCACAGGGAGTCTTGTGTCGCTTCCGGTGACACTGCGAGTTTCCATTGGGGCGATGCGGCTAATGGGAATCTTTGAGGTTACAACCCCTGCTGCGTGAACTCCCGTACCTCGAATTCTTCCACGGAGTTTGTTTGCATACACCTCTACTTCTGGATACTTGTCTCGAAACCATAAGGTATTTTTAGAGAATACAAACTCATCCCATGTGTCTACCGTCTTGAGTGCCCTGTTGACATCTGCAAGAGGAACGTTAAAGCAGCGAGCAACATCTCTGACAACACCCTTATCTTTAAACTGTAGGAAGGTGGCAATAGAGGCAACGTGCTTGTATTGATCCTCTAAGTAGCTCTTAACCTCTTCTCTGCGGGTGTCTTGAATATCACTATCTATGTCTGGCATATCGTCTCTATCAACGTCAATAAACCTAAAAAATAGCAATCCATGTTTAATTGGATCGACGTCTGTAATCCCCAAAGCAAAGCACAGCAAAGATCCTGCTGATGATCCTCTACCTGGGCCGACCATTATGTCATTCTTCTTTGCCCAGTTCAACATGTTTTGAACAACAAGAAAGTATGATGCAAAATTCTTCTGCTTGATAGCATCTAATTCTTCATTAAGGCGATCAACATATTCCTGACTAGAATCCAGTCCCTTTTCTTTTAAGAAGGATTCTGCATATTTTCTAATCATCTTATCGGGATCTTTATGTTCAACAGGAAGCAGATTTAAGTTTCTGTGGATGGTGTACTCTTCTATTTTTTCCGCAACCTCAATCGTGTTGGCAAACATGTCTGGACGAGAGTCCTCCCCCATAGCCTCATGCATCTCATCACCAGAAAGTAGGTGGATATCAAACTTATTAAAGCTCATCATCCTATCTTCACCGTATAGGTAGTCAAGCCGTTTCATTGGATCTTCAATCTTGCGGGACTTATCGTATGTAATCTCTTTTTGAAGTTTGGCGTGTGTGTTGTTTATAAGCATGATCTCTTGAATTACTTTTTGATCTACCGTTGCATGATGGCAATCTGGAGTCACCACAATCTTGTGTCCTGCTGCATCGGCAAGTTCAATCAAAGCCTTGTTCATTCCAGCTGTGTTGTGAGGCATTACCTCAACGTAAAAATCTTCCCCAAACCTGTCCCCAAACCACTTTAGGTGTGACTTTGCTGCTGCGTAGTCATCAACCTCTATTGCCTTATTAATAAGACCTGACATGCAGGCAGAAGTAACAATAAGGCCTTCACGATACTTTTCTAATAGCTCAAAGTCAATTCGTGGCTTACGGTAAAATCCTTCATTCCAAGCAATCTCATTCAATCTTCCCAGATTTTCTAGACCAAGGTCATTCTTTGCAAGAATAACAATGTGATTATAGATAACATCAAGGGGGTCTGTTCTTTCTTTCTTTTCCCTCTTATCAAATCTATCTGCTGTTATGTACCCTTCTATTCCAAGAATTGGCTTTATTCCCCCCGCTTTTGCAGCACGGACCATGGGGCGGTGGCCCGATAGGGTTCCGTGGTCAGTGATGGCAATAGCCGTCATCTTGTTTTCAATTGCTTTTTCAACATACTCTTCGGGGTTGGATACTCCGTCCATCAGGGAGTAGTGGGTATGAACGTGAAGCGGTTCGTAGCTATGCACTAGTTTTCCTTATCTAATAAAAAAGGTAGGAGGGCAACTTCTATACTGGATTTCAACCTCGCTTTGCCGATTAACTATAACCACCCTAGGGGTTGCGAGAATTCAGCACGATGGAGTATACCCTCCTACCAGCCTAATTACCAATCAATGTTGGTGGTATTACTTGTTCCGGCAGCTTCAAATCCCAAGTAAAAGGACTCTTGCTCTGCATATGCTACTTCACGAACAACCTTTTCTAGGTTGAAGGGCTCTACTCCAGTCCAGTCATGCTTTTCTGTGTCTGGATCTCCTGGAAGAATGATGTAGGTAGTATCCGTTCCGCTGCCATTGCGCTTCATGCGCCAGGTTCGGTTAGAAATAGATCCTGTATCAATCGCATACTCCTTGAGAGTGTTGAATGCAGACTGCTTTCCTACTCCCTGTGACCATACGGCAACGTAAGGATCTTCTAGACCATCATCAACAAGGAGGTTGGTGTAAAATCGGAACCTTGCTCTCCAACCACTCTTTGGTTCTTTGCGAGCCATCTCGCATCCAAAGCATCGCCCTTCGCTCTCTACTGTGCAGACAGCCTTTCGCTTGTAGTCTTTTGGATTTGTGTGCTCAGAAACAACAATAGCCAGATCTCTCTCGACATCAAAGTTGGGAGAGTCTTCGTCCAGCTCATTGATAAAACGAACCTTGGAGCTTTGACCATCATCCAGCTTTAGCCAGCGAACCTTGATTCCGCCTTCGCCGGAAACTGATGGACGCTCTAAGGCTTTTTCCATTTGTTTTAATCCCTTTATTACACCCATAATACGCTCCTTATATTTTATTTATACATTGCCAGCAGTGGGTCGCTGGTCTTTATATCTAACTGTTTTATATCAGCATCACTCATGTCGCCAATATCTTTGAATCTATTTGGTAGGCTAAAAGCTACAGCCCTTGTGCCTACCTTGTCTATGATTTTGTCGGCCATATTCTTGCCAGCATCATCATTGTCAGGTATAACTATCATAGAGTTAAAGCTCTTTGTCAATAGTTCTATCTGAAACTTTGAAATATTTGAACCTAGGGAGGCCACCGATGCCAAGCCACACTGATCCAGCCTGATCGCATCAAATGAGGACTCCACAACGTAGACTGTATCATATCTTTTTGCGCGGTGCAAATTGAACAGAACCTTGGACTTTGGAAGGTTGGGGGTATTTTTAAATCTTTTACCCTCAACGCTGCGACCAACGAATCCCACAAACATAGAGCCACTAGGGTCATTAATTGGTACTGTTATCATGTCTTGTTTTTCGCTGTACCCCAAAGAAAACTTAGCCATCGAATCTGTACTAATTCTTCTACTTTCAAAATACCAGACTGCCCTGGGGGACTTCCGTCCCTGACTGCCCAATCTCTTTATCTGTATCTCATCATAAGAAACATAGTCTACTTTCTCAACGAGTATTTTATCTAAGCTTCCCAGGATGTCTATCTCCTCCTTGGCTGAATCAATAAATCTTGAAGATTCAAAGTATGACTTCTTTGTTGTATGCATAACTAACTCAATTAAAGATCTTGACTCATGGCAAGAAAAGCAAAAGAAGGTCCCCTTTTCCTTGCTAACTTCTCCCGCAGGTGTTCGATAGTTATTATGGTATGGACAAAATATCAAATAGTCAGAGTCTACTTCTGATTCAATGTCTGTTCCTGACCAGGAGAGGGCTCTCTTGACTTGCTCACCCGTGTATATATTGGATGATTCTTGTCCAAACCTTCTATACATGTTGCACTCTTTCTCCCTACATATGATCCATATAAGCTTAAAACAAACTCATAATAGTTTCCAGTGTATGATAGCGACCAGTCTGGACCTATATCGTACCTTTGAACATATCCGGTTTCTTTCATTGAATCAGAAAGAAGCCTTATATATTCACCCCTCATCCTTGGAATAAAGGAGTCGTCTAGTATCTGACCCGACAGCTCAAATCTTTTTATTCTCTTGTGAAGGTAATCCGTCATGACTCAAGTATACATCACCTATGCAAACTCTTTGTTTACAAATCTACCACCGTCAAAGTCTACCTGAACCAGAAAATCTCCTAGCGGCCCATTTCTTGATTTTCGGAAGACACACTCTATTACATCGCTATTAGGTGCTCTACCCAAGGCTAGCAGGAAGTCGGCATCGTAGGCAATCTGTCTTGACCATGAGGTCTGACCAAGGGTCGGAACGCTGTTCATGTTGGTTACATCATCTGGTGTTGCAGAAGAGATTGCTATGATTGGAACCTGCTCGCTAATGGCCAAAAGCTTTAGTTCACGACTAAGGTTTTTCATTTTAACAACTTCGTTGTCAGTCTTTTGATTGCTTGTCATTAGGTTAAGGTAGTCTAGGAAAACAATGTCTGGCTTGTACTGATCAATCTTACCCTTAACCACGCTGGGTGAAACCTCTCCTATACCCTCATTAGAAACAATATGTATTGGTGGCTTTCCCTCAAACGTTTTCTCTGCCCACTTCTTGAACATGTCAATTTCAACCTGTCCAGAGCTGAGCTTTCTGTGAGACCACATTCCGTTTCCAATGATTGTCAACACCCTGTTTCTTACTTCTGATTCTGTCATCTCTAAGGAAACAATTAGCGGTGTCTTTCCATTCTTCCAAGCAGCTACCGCAAAGTATAGTGCCATCCAGCTCTTCCCTATTGCAGGGTAGGCTAGGAGGACCCCCAGCTGCCCGGGAACGATACCTGATGGCATGAACATGTCAAAGCCCTTAATACCTGTATAGATTCCATGATTGCCGCTCTCCTTCATCTTTTTGATGTGTTCGAAGTAGGCAATGGTCTCGTCAATGTTAGTAACGTCTAGATCCCTGACCGTTGAGGTAACTCGCTTTATGCTAGAGGTTTCTGTTATTAACCTATCAAGTGCGTCTGTAGCCTTTCCTTCCTGAACGTCTGTGGCAGCAGCCCTCAACATCATCTTTACGTTATCAACAAGATAGTCTTGTCTAAGTTCGTCAAGGTGGTGCTTGGTTGCTCCAGTTTCCGCAGTATAGTCAAAGTCTGGGAACTGCTGCTTAACGATGCTTATTGGTGGTATAGATTGATTCTGATCATAATAATTACGGGTAAATTCCCAGATGTCGTTGTGAGTTCTTAAAAGTGACTCCACGTTAGCTTGCAGCAATACATGCATCTGTTTGTCGTTAAGTACCGCCGACAAAGTTTTTGCTTCTAGGTTAGTCACTGGCCCAGTCCTTCGCTTTTATACGCATCTCTGATCGAAACTGATCATCTTCTTCTTGCATTTTAATGGATTGTAGCAGACGATCTACATTGTTGGCAAACCCTTTCCACTTTGGAGAACCATTTATCTTAAAGTAGTATTCCATTGCAGAAAGAATGTCCTCATACTTAAACGATTCTAGCAGTGCATCTGCTGCCCACTGCTCGCTATACTTGTTAATTGGCTCTCTTACTATGTTGTTTTTTTTACAATACTGCTCGAACTTACTGATAAGAGCAAACTTGCTCTTACGATCAGACACTAGACACCTGCTGTAGATAGCGTTGCTGTTACGCAGAACTCTCCGCTTTCATCATATGAGGAGTTCAGTCCAAGAACCAGGATTTCTGGGTTCTTCTTTACAGTGGTATCAATTAGCTTACCCACTTTTTTTAGGGCTGATCCATAGGTGTTTCCGTATCCACAAATAAGAAAGGCATTCTCTCCATGTGCGATGTATGCGTTTGAGTTGTTTTCTTTGTTTTTCATCCTAATTCTTCCTTTGCTTGGTTGAGTTTTTCTACTAGCTCTTGCTCTACAAAAGCGTATACACGATCAGATGCCTCTTTTGCTGTTTCGGCTTCGTGCTTATAGTCTGTTATCTGACAATCAAGGCGCAGTGACTGGAAGTTTCCTACATTCACCGTGTACCCCAAAGTCCACTGTATTCTCGTTGGTTCCATAAAAAACCTTTCCGTAGTTTTGTGTGTTTTTATAATATCAGAAGCTAAGCCTCCTGTCAACCCTTATATTGTTTCAGAAAATATTGGGGTAAACTTGCCATTTTCATCTTTTGTATAAAGAAGGATACCATCCCCCATGGCATAGCGCAATTCTTGCTCAGTGGGTACCTTGTTGTTTGTAATCAATCCATCTTTTCTTTTGCATCCATGGTGTATCTGGGCCATTGCTCTTCTTGCCTCCATGATGATGTCTTCTGAGTAGTATGATAGATGATGAAATGCCCTGACCCCTCCTGGAAGCTCGCCTATTGGGTTGGGTATTAAACCTTTTTCAACAAGTCTGGGGATGTGCTTTCTGTGATAGTTTAACAGGGTAGCTGCTTCTTTTACAGTAAAAGCTCTTTTTCTTTTCTTTTTAAATTCGACAATAGTCGTTACTTCTTTTTTGTCTTTTGTTAAATTGTCTAATGTAACAATTCCTGCTGCCCTGCTGGTATGAGCAATTCTAACCAAATCTCCGTTTAAGAACCAGACTTTTCTTCTTGGCCTTCTTATAACGGTGATTGTGTTGTTCTTGATCTCTTCTTCTCCGTCTCCAGCAGCCATACGGCCTCCCTGTTATCTGAACTCCAGTTATGATAAAATCTTCTTGCCCCACAAATAATGCAAAAAGTCTCTAGATGGTTTTCAGAGCTAAATAGCCTATCAACAAAAACTTTCCCTTTACACCTTCTGCAAGATAACATAGCGGTTAATTATATCACGCTGGGATGCCAATGGCAATGATGTTTACAGATGTACTAACTTGTCCAGAGGAGTTGAACCTAACAACTCCCTCTACCCTAGTTGTAGATACCTGAGTAATGACGACCGTTACATCGTTTCCCACCGAACTAGTACCAATATTTACTGGAGTTGCGGTGACTACGGGAATGTATTTAAAGTCTGATGCAAAGTCAATTGCCCATGGCTTTGTGGTGTTTGAGGAAACGTTTTCTTCTGTAACGATATCCTTGTATCCTGCATAAAACTTTGCATTGTTGTTTTTTAGATCTTGTCTGCCGAGGGATCTTGTGTCTACGGAGGTGTAGTTATATGATGCCGTAGATATGGCATCTGATATATCATTGACCGCGTTAGCTATCTGATAGATATACGTTACGTCTAGGGGTTGTCCCTTGTCGGGAAGGGGTACTCTTGCCATTTTATCTCCTGGTTAATTATATCATTACGATGGAACGTTATACTCTGAGTATAGCAAAAAATCATAAACTAGGGACTCTTGTGACTTAAAATATCCAAAGAAGTTGTTTGTTGATGTTATGTCTACTATATTCGTGTCATCTATCGCATCCTGTTTTGTTGGGTGAAAGGTAACCTCATCGGTGGCGTATACTCTTGCGTAATATGTGGTATCGTTAACCAGACCTCCAAGGGGTGTGGGGGATGTGTATCTCATGGCATCACCGTTACTGATGTTCGCAGTTGGCATGATCATTGTGTCTTTTATGAGATCAACTTTAAGGGCTGCTGCGCTCTGGTCTACCTCGTATAGGTCAATTCTATGATCGGTTGGTCTCATTGGCCTATACACCTCCACACTTGCATAGCTGATTGCCAAAACACCCACATCTTCCACCAAACTAAAGGAGTTTCCTATAACTCTTTGGGAGTATTTCCAATCTCCCGTTGCCTCAGATAGCCCCAGCCTAATCCAAACATCGTATTCTGGCAGCAGTGCGATGTCTATACCATCTTTTTTTACTTGAGCTAGTGCCCAGGAAGCTAAGACCTGAGTTGATGTCCTATCTACTGTGACGTTGTTATAGGGAATGAAGTCAAATCCGGTATCTACGGAAAATATTGGAGACCAGTAAGAAAAATTGTTTTTGTTTTCGGAGACAATCCTATATCTTACGCTTTCTTTTCTAGTGTAGATGTCGGTTTCAAAAAAGTTTTCTTTTGGTATTGATATCTGTGGCATTATCCCACATCCAGATTGAACCTAAATTCAACATAGTTGTTGGTATTCTTATATTTATGAATTGGCTGTCCATCAGGAGTTCTCACGATGGAGTATCCAACCATTCCATATACTGGATTTATTGTAGTTTCATTTTCAATCCGAAGTCCTTCTAGCTCCACATAGTGAAGGGGTGAGGACATCTGCTCTCCTGATGCCGTGTAGATTACCGATGCAAAAACCCTTGCTACTCTTATTTGCTCCGAGCTGAAGTCTGGGCTTGTGATTAAGCTAGATATTGGAATCTCGACAACCTTGTACCTATCATTGGCAAACTCACCCCCAGCTATATACACTTCTGCCTTTGCAAATCCCGTGGTAATAGATGTTTCATTTCTATAAAATTCAACAAGTATCTTTACATAGTCGGGATCTCCACCCCCTACAGAATCTTTATCTATTAAACTAAAGGCTAGGGATATGATGTCTGATGGTGAGTTTTTTGAGATATCAAAGTTGATGGCGTTTAGATGGATATGTGTTGATCCTGAAAACACCACGGTTCCCGCTGCTGCAATGGACGCAACGGTGCTGGATAGGTCGTGCTCATATGTTATCTCTGTGTTGGTTCTTGCAGTAATCTCATGGGTTCCATCAAACTCTAAGTCAGATATATTTACCGTTATGCTATCCCCAACATTAAGAAGGTGGGTTACCGTTGTTAGGATTGCCGTCGTTCCAGCTTTTTCTTTGTTGTTTACATTAAAGGATGGATTTTCTCCACTCCAGGAGCCTGTTGCCCCTTGAATAACAGAGGAGTCTCCCCTTAATAAAATTTTTGAATCAAGGAATCTTGGACCCTCCTTTCTTGATCTGCGCTCTGAGGTAGAAAAAACGCTGTCACTGCTTGATGCTCTAAACTGTTTAAGGGCTGTTGTTATATCTCCCGTTATTCCCGGTGGTGTTGGGGTTGTTATGCTTGAGATAGATGTGCTATGGGCTTGCCAATCTTCTGAAAAGTTAAATATTGTCCGACTGTTAAAGCTTGCTGCCAGACTGTTGCTTCCGGAAGACCACAGACCTATTTCAGTAATGTCGTACTTGTTTTCTTTTGGAAGGTCTGCTGTAAAGGAAACCTTGGTTGTTCCGTTATCGTCAACAAACCCCTTTGATGATATTGGTACACGAATCATCTCAAAATCCATCTTAGTTTTTGCTGCTAGCTCTGCTGGTAAGGGGGCGACATCATTTGCATCTAATGGCTTTGCTCCACATCCAATAGATATGTGGCTTGCATATGATGGAATCTGTCCCAAAAGGTACTTTGATATAATTTCTTTTCCTGAGTCTGTAATCATAATTCAATCCTTGTCAATGTTCCGCTTTGAGAAATTTCAACCTCAATATTTTCCTCTGACCTAATTATATCAACTTCTACGATTAAGTTTCCGCTACTATTGAAAAGTGGAATATTCATTCCTCTTGAAACCAAATCTATGCTTGATCTTGCAAATTCACTATCTGAAAGGGCATCAGTGGCAATAATGTTATTTGGATTAAATCTTTGTCTTAGTTTTGATAAGTTTGCTATTGGGTTATAGGATACCTGAACCCCATCAATTAAGTCATGTCTAGATAAATTTATCAACTCTGTTCCTCCGAGTTCTTCAAAAAATCTTTCAGCAATATAGTCTGCAGATGTTGTTACCTCTGAATCCAAAACAATGTCCGGCTGAGCTTGCTTTATTCCAGAGGGGGACTTATAAGAGCTTGTTGTAATCCATGGGCTTGGTGGGGTTGGAGGGGGAGGCGGTGGAGGTGGTGGAGATTGGGGCGCGGGAGGAGCAGATTGATAGTTTGCCCACCAAGCCCTTGCCGCGTTAGCATTTGCATTTGCAGCTTCAAACCCTGGTTTGTTTTGATCGGCACCCCAAAGGTCAGACTCTGCCCTAAGAGCTGCCTCTACGTCTCCATAATTGCTAAATCCCATATTATACCTCTACCAAGTATAACGTAGTTGTAAGTCCGGAATCATCCTTTTTGTATTCCATATTGTACACGACAAACCTTGTATTGTCTGGAGATATTATGTCAATCAAGCCGCCCTGACTATCCTTGTAATCGATTGTTAAAATGTCTCCAAGCTGCAGGTTTGTGGTGGCAAAAGTGTTTATCCCGACAGATTTTTTGGGGGATCGAACTTTGTCTATTACCCAACCAAAAATGCTCTCCGCAACATCGGTACTTTGGATGTATGGACTGTCTATTGCCGAAAACTGCTTTATTCCATACTTAATTCTAGAGTTTTTAATCTTGTCATACTCATCTATAACTCTAAGTGGATTGAATATGGTTGAGGATGATCCGACTTCCGTGTTCTTGAGAATAGACTTTTTCTTGTAGTAGTCATCTACTGTTAGGCTATAGGTTGTGTCCTGAGTAAAGGCTATTCCCTGAATTCTTAAATAGTTTCCGGACGTATCGTCAAGATTTAATAAGAAGTCTGTGCAGTTAAAAATTAAAAAATCCGCTCCATACGAACCAGCATAGAATCCGGAGACAGAGTAGCCCTGATACCTGTTTAGAATTTTCATAAGCTTTGCATACAGTGCTGGATAAGCTCTGTCATATTTAACGTTAAAGTGGGACATCTCCCTCAGTATTGTTCCAAATTCTTCAAAATAAATCTTATGCTTTGGTGGTTCGCTCGAACTAATTCCAGACAGATAGGTCTTCTGAATTATTCCACTTATTGCATATTTTCTTAGTGCTTCTGTTGCGTCCACCTCTGAATCTCCAAATATTTTTGATATTCCGGTGTCAAGGGTGAAGGTTGTGTTTTCTGAATAGTTGCTTGCCAGTGCATATACATTTTCAAACATACATCTCGAAGACCCTCTAGAGAATATTGCCATGTTGTTATATTCGGGTAGAGGATCTGTATCGTCAACTGTTGCAACTTGTTTTCCATTCAAGTATAGAAAAAATCTTCTTGCTGTTCCAACATTCACATATTCCGCAGCGAGGTCGTATACCGTTGTAGACGACTCTCCCGCTAACCTATTCTGACCGATAAACTCTCCACCGTCAACGTTAATCTGACCAAGACCGGACCAAAGTTTTACGGGTACCGCATTTCCATTTCCATCAGAAAGAACTTTATAGAAGTATATGTTTGAGATGTTTGTGTATTCTGCAATAGATTGAGATGCATTTCCTCCCGTCGATGCTGTTGTTGTGAGGGGGGATAATGGACTAACTACATACTGAAATGATTTCTTGTTTGTGTTTATTGCAGTGATTGAGTATTCTCCGTTTAGAGGAGTTCTTGTGTTTGTTGGGTCATTTGCATCAACCAGACCCAAAACCGTAACCAATTCTCCCACCTGGAAGTCAAACTGATTTTCTGTGTAAACAGTTACGGTGTTGGCAACACAGGTAGCTGCTGGGGAAATTAATATGTTTGCAGACTTCACTCCAGAGCTGTTGTTTGAAGCATAGGAATCAACATTATCTGCCGTAAGAGCTACAATCTCAAAAAAATATCCATTATTTGTTGTCTTGTTTATTCCAAATCCGACCCCACCAGATCCTCCATAAATTTTTATCTGCTGTTCTGGTGAAGTTTGTGATATCGATCCGGAGGATTCATACAGATGTCCACCGGACACCCCCTCAAACATCGGATACCCACCTATGGGTGTTTGAGAATTATTAGTTCCAGACTCCACCTTTCCAATTATCCTCATTCTTGTCCCAAAGTGCTTGTATGGAACTGCCTGGCCATCTTGATCAACAAAGTCTTTGTAGATGTAGGATACAAAGGAAGATGGAGCAAAGCTTTCATCAAACCTTGGACCTTTGAGTATTAGGGCAGAGGTTTGAACTGTTCCTGGTCCCGTTGTTTTATAGTAGTTTATCTCTTCTTCTGTAGCATATCTATCTGCAAGAAAGTTTTTAATTACTCCGTTCCTGGTTGATGATTGTGAAAGGATGTCTGCGTCAAGGTAAGGTTCATTCTTGATCTTTCCGGCAACCCCTTGAGAAAGTCCTGAAGGATAATCTATGTAAGATCCAGTGGTAAACAAGTACTTTGATGCATCCATAATACAGCCACGGACATAATCATTATTTGTCCAATAGTTGTCATTGATTAATCCAGCATTGTGAGATGCAACTGGTGTCCCAAACTGACCCCTGCCGTTATTAACAATCACTCCATCCGTCATGCTGGACACCCCATCCACAAGCTCATAACCCGGCTTTGTGTAGATTCTTACGTTTCCTGTTGGATACATCTTCCCATTAAACGTGAGTGCAGACATATAGTTTTGATACTCTTGATTATTATTTATCCATACAGGGCTTGCTTGTCCTGATACGGCATACTCTATTGACTCAAATCTAATAATCTCTCCACTAGCATAAAAGTATCCTGAATATGATGGAATCCAATACACATTTTCCCCAACGTCAATAATGTCATTGTATATGATGTTTCCAAGGACGTAGGGGAGATCTTCTGATAGGTCTGAGTTTAATGGTACCGCCCCCAGGGTGTATCCTGCATTCTGTGCCCCTATCTGGTTGAGGGTTTGCCTTGATTCTCTCCCCTGAACTTCCCACAAAAGAACGGGCTTGTACACAAACTGTTTATACTGATCAATCTTCTGTGCCGTTTGAGTAGACCCAATAGACCTTTGAATGTATCTAGTTGTGTAGTTAACCTGACCATCATTGTAAACCAGCTTGTCTTGTGCTGACAGATTTATAATGTTCGGAAGGTTATCCCCCTCAACTTGTCCATAAAGGGTGTTGTCAGTTGCCCTTTCTTCTTCCGTGTTGGGTAGTAGGTATTCTTTTGACATAATTATTAAATTGTTGTATTCATCAAAAAACATTGCTGACTGGCTGGCCACCGCCAACTTTTGCAATATCTCTGCAATGTTTTGATTCGGCTCAACAAAGAAAAAAGGAATTATTATTTCTGGATAACCTGCAACTCTCTTAAAGTTGTAATTTGAGAAACCCGCAAAGTCAAGCAGGACGGTTATGGCTGAGCTCAAAGAGATGTCGGTAAGAAGTATTTCAGGGGCTGGCATTGATTCAAGAAGAAAGAACAAGTCTCTTAGCTGAATATCAACGGTCGCAGCTGATCCTGTTACCTGAGGAAAAGATTCTGAATACATACTCTTTACCGGAATAAAGTAATCTGTTCCGTTTACATTTTTTGTGATGTCATAGAACAAAAACTTTATGGGCATGTCTAGGTAGGGGGAAAGAATGCTTCCCGTATTTAAGTCAAAGTCAAAGTTATTGTTTTGGTTAAAAGAAAAGTCAACGTCGAAAATTTCCAAGGAACCTGTTGAAACGGACAGCCCACTTACTGGCAAAGAGCTGTTTCCTAAATCTGACATTGTTTTTGTAATTGAAAAAGAGGAAACAGAATCACTAATGTCAACAAGAAGTCTTGGAGAAAACTCAATCAGGTCAAAGGTACAGTTATTTTTGTTCATTGTCTGAACAACAATTCTTATTCCCCCTATCCATTCAAACTCCCTAAACTTTTTTACACCATTAGAATCAAAAAAGTAATCTGGGTTTGAGGCATTACTCACAAACTTGCTGTTGTAGTTTATCCCTTCGCTTGAAACCTTCCAGGAGTAATCTGGGGCAAAGCTCTCCCACAGAGAGTTTATATAAACATACATCATTCCCAGTTCGTGATCTGTCTCTTTTACCAAATAAGAGTAGCCCTCTGGGGCACTGCTTGGAAGAAGGGTGCTGCTAGAAATTGTATCTGCAAATATAAAAATTTCCTGATATTCTTCTGGTACGTTTAGTCCATAGGAAACCTCTAATATCCCGTCTGGTCCCAGGATCGCGGAGCCGTCATCTCTCGAAGAGTTTGCTCCAAAGCTTTCTATTTCTTCCCAACTACTATCCTGATTTAGTTTTTCAATTCTCCATGATGTTGGGGTAGTCTTATTTAAATCTCCATACATTGGATCGGGTATTGATTCATCACCATATCTCAAGTTTCCAAGATCTATGTCTCCGACGTTTGTTTGAACCTTTATGACTATCTTGTTTGATGGTACCCGATCCTTATAGACGACAAATGGGACTGCATCTTCTATATAGTGGGTATTGTTGTCTGTAAAGGATATTCCCCGCTCTACCTGCCTTAAAGTCGCAGCATCCGACTCACCTATTCTTGGGGTGGGAAGTCCATACTCAGTTCTATAGGATGTCCAATATTTAAACAAGTCATCTTTGTGAGACATGTAGTATCTAGGTCTTCTGACTATGTAAGATTGATTTACCTCTTGTACCCCCGTTTCCTTGTTTATTGGAGATGGGTTTGTGATGTATTGAGAAGATTCATAGGAGCTGCCGGAACTTCCAAGGTACAAAGGCTTGTTTATTCCAGACCTTGGTCTGTGGGGCTTTATGCACTCTTCAAGTGAATATAGAAGTTTCATTTTTTCTTTTTGTGAGATAAACAGAGTTGGTTGATCGTCATCGTCAAATCCACTGCTAATGGCAACATCTGCGTCAGTTGCTCCAGTATAGTAATTTCCAATGTCTGATGAGTCATAGCTCATTGGGAGCAAGTAGTATTGAGATGCGGTGTACGTTGGCCTGTATCTGTAGTTTCCAAGCCTAGCGATGTTATCAGGATGATTCATGTTCCACTCAGCATATACCGCCGATTCCACCTGAACAGTATCTGATGTCTTTAAGTGATTGGCAAGCTCTTCCGATTTAAACATTAAACTTCTTCCAAGGATAGGTTGATGTTCCAGAAGTCAAATCCAGTTGAAGTCCCCCCGCTTGACCAAGTTCCGCCTCTTTTTTCGATAGTGTAGTCAAGGGAAGATATGAACATTTTTAACACTTGATTGTACCCCCCAAGCCTATTAAAGTTTTCCACTCCATTAACCCTAAACTTGTCATATGCAAGAAAAACATAAAACGGTCCAGTATGATCTTCATACCAAGACAGAATGTCAACACCACCAGCACCTCCATCAACTGTATACATTGAATATGTCGATGCATCTTCAACCACTTGACCAGTGGTGTTGTCAAAGGAAACTTCTCCAGAAAATGCCCTAGATGGTATTCTCGCCCAGGAGGTGGACAGGTTTAGCTTATCTGCTGTCCAGTACGAACGCATGTTTCCGTTTACCATTCTTTGTCGGGACTCAATTCTTTGAGGTGTTATGGATATTTCTGATCTATTTCCATCGGTAAGTATGATGAAATCTTCCCCCTCAATGCCTGTTGGTACATACTGACCACCGTCAAGCGTTCCTGGGTTGTTTGACAGAAGGATTGCTTGTGGGCGGCTCGCCCCTTTTAAGTACCCTTTTCTTCCAGACATGTAACCACTACTAGCCACGACTGCTCCTCACTTGCATATTCTGCATTTGTTTAATTTTCATGACAGCCTTGTTTGCTATGTCGTCAGCGTTGGCGTTCGTTGTTGCGCTCACACTGACGCTAAAGTTATTATACACTGGAGCGTTAATGCTTGTAGATGCACCACCCTTTTTGCTAATGCTAGGGGTATCTGGACCTGAGCTATATTTTGGCATGACAAACGATCCTTGATTTATTGCCTTAAGCATTGGGGCTCCATACTTTTCCACCATAGACTTACGAACAACAAACTCTCCTGGTGTCAGCATTGCACTTATAGAGTCTCTTCCTCCAGAACCAGGGATGCTTCCAGCAACCTTGTTCATAATTCTCCCACCCATATTCTTGTTAAGTGCATCCTGTCCTGAACCTAGGATTGCGTCCACGGTTGAATCTAATCTTTTATCTATTCTCTCTATCTTTCGGTTATGTTGGGCTATTTTTGAGTCATAGTTCTTCTTTGTTTTGTCCATTGGCTTGACGTTGTTTAGCTCTACCTTTTGCCTTGCTGCTAGCTTCATGGCTTGATCAATCTGCTTCCCCACTTCATACCAAGCAGATCCTAAAAGACCAGCTCTTTCAATTTGATCATCTGTCATTTCTGACAACAGGTTTGCCCCATCAATTAATCCTGAGTCTATGTCAAGTTGCTTTTTCTTTTCTTGTGCTTGCTCTGAGTAACTTTTCAGCAGTTTTTCGGCTGGTTCGAGCTTGCTCTCTTCTATCTTAAGTATTTGTGTCTCTCTGTTGTAAATGACATCTGCAATGTTTCGTATCTCTCTATCCCTTAACAATAGCTGATCCTTTAGAGGAATTAGAAGCAGGTTGTTACTAAATATTTTATCTTCGACATCCCTGATGAGCAATGAGGTTTGGTAAGACTGTTCTTTTATCTGCTTAATTCTTTCTTCTGCCTCGTCTCTTGTCAAGCCGCCGCTTGTTTTAAGACTATCAACAGAACTTTCCATTGACTGATTTAAGGCACCCCTTGTTTGTTGCTGTGCTGCCTTAACTTGATTCTGCCTCATCTGTTGTACGGCGATAGTGGCGGCGTAAATATCTCCTTCTGCCAAGGCCTGAGACACTCCAAGTTGATCCTTTTGCTGTTGCACGATGTTATTGTTTAGGCTCGATACCTTTCCTAATGCATCAATTCTTTCCGCATATGTTTCACGAATCTTTTTTTCCATGTCAGAAAGAACTTCTAGCTCATGGCCCATAGCACTTGCTTCACGATTTCTTAATTCGTCTTGTCTTTGCAGTGTGTCTATTTTTCTTTGATCTAGTTCGTTTATTCTTTCATGATCCTCTATTTGTCTCTGAATCATTTCTTTTTGACGTTCAAGAGACCTTGTTTTCTTTTGATCAGTGTCGTTTATTTTTTTAAGAGCATCTAACTCTTCTTGTATTGCATCAACTATATCTTGCTGCTTGTCAATTTTTTCCTGAAGAGGAAGCATCGATGCTTTGTATACATCGTTAATATCTTTGAGTTTTTTTTCTATTGGATCTAAGTATTCTGGTACGTCTTTCATTGACTCGTAGGCTCTGACAACCTTTTTGGTAGCCTTTCCTGTTTTGTCTAGTTCTGCTGTCAGAAGTTCTTGGACTCTTCCTGCATCGGAGGCAAACCCAACAGCGTCTTCGCTAGACATCCCTCTCGCCATGAGAATATCGATTGCTTGGTTCTTTTGTTTTTTTCTATTTTTTTCTACTCTGGATGCCTTAATTGCTTCGTTTACCAGGTTTTTATTAAAGCTGGTGATTAGATCTTTTAGTTGTTTCTTGCTTACGTTGAGAAGTTCTTTTGCTTTCTTAAGTCCTTCTTCTCCTCCGCCAATCATGTCAATTATTTGCTCTGGAATTCCTTTTCCTTTAAGCTTGTTTAGCATTTTTGGGAAAAGAGCAAGGTCTGCTTTTGTATCATCAAGAAGTTGTTGGAAGAAAGACTTTGCAGGACTGCTGCCTTTTTCACCATCGTCATCAGGTTTATTATCGTCTTCTATGTTATTCTTTGTTGGAGTAACTTTAAGGGTTTCACTCGTCGACGCTATAAGCCTCGCTCTTTCATTTGCCACCCATTCTGCTGCTGCGGTTCGCCCCTCCTCAGTCACAAATTTTGGCGGTATCAGCTCTAGAGTTGCAACTGCCATGATTGCCATTTTAAAAGAAGATGGTTTTTTAGCAAACTCCTGAAGACTTAGCCCCATTGCATCAAGGTTGCTTGCTATGGTTTTTGGATCGGTTGTTCCGAAGGCGACTTCTGCTTGTTTTTTAGCATTTTTTTTATTTTGAAACATTGAGTATGCGTCTGTCATTTTTTTCAGACCATCTTCTCCTATAGACTCAACATTTATTATCTTTTTTAATATTTCTGGTAAAGATCCTATTTGACCAAGAACTAAAGTAAGATCCCCTAACTCTTCTGTTGACATTTCTTCTGCAGTGACAATTATTTCGGCTCTTATTGAGTCTGGAATGCTATCTGGAAGTTCTTTTAGGAATTTAGCATATGCAACAATATCTTCTGGTTTTTTTCCTGTAGTATTTACAACGACATCAAATTCTATTTTTTGCTTTTCTGTCATAGATGTGTACAGTGTTATAATTTCATTTGCTTCGCCTACATCTCCTTGTGTTTGTAAATCAAATATTAATCCCATGGTTTTTGATGCAGCTGATTCAGCACCTCCCCCCTCTAAAATTAGATCATTCATTATTTTGTATGACATCGCATCAATATTTCCCACTTGAATATCAAACTCTAAAGAGCGTACGGATTTCCTTGATTCTGCAAATGAAAGATCTTCTCCATCTTCTTTTCTTCTTGCAGCTAATGCAGTCCTTGCTGAATATGCTGCAGAAGTTGCATCAAGACCTGGAGCTTGAGCTTCTATAGTTTGTCTCGCCGCGTGGGAAACGGCATTAAGTTCAGCATCTTCCCTAGAAGACATATAATCTACAGCTGTTTTCCTTCTTTCGTCCATAATTGCTTTTTGTTCTGCAGCGATCAAGTCTTTTTGATCTCTCGCGGCTTGCAATTTACCTTGGAGTTTTTTCTGCTCCTCTATGTCTTTTTCTTTTTTGAGCTGGTCTTTTATTTTTTTAATTTTTTCATCTTGGGCTGCAAGTTCATTTTTAGCTACATTGGCCAGAGTGCTACTGTTTGCAATTAAAGAGTCGTAGTAAGCAACGCTAGTATTAATCATTTCATCGTATTCTCCAGAATACCAAGATCCGAAGTTGAAGACGTTATCCCAGAAAGAATCTCCATAGGACTTACCAGCTTTTTCTGCTTGAGACTTTAAGTAATCTTCATCTGCTTCAACGTTTGCAGTAATTTGTGCGATTATCTGTAGGGGAGAGTTTGTTATATCATTTCCAACGGGATCTAAAATTATCCCTAGCTGCCCTATAATGTTTGCTGTCAGCTCTGACTTGTCCAAAGCTTCTGCTACACCAGCGGCAATTGCATTTGCTTGTTCTGGAGTTACAGCATTGTTAATCACTGCCACGGCAAGCTGATTTGAAAGATTTCTAGCAAAACCAGAAGCATTCGTTTCAAAAGATTTCCTAGCTCCCTCAACAAACTCTTTACCAAAGTCGCTTTGAACAAACTCTCTTCCCTGATCAAGTGACTCTGGGGTCAATCCTTCAATTTCAGAAATATTTCCTTTTTTATTTAAATCTCTAACATTGTTTTTAAAGTATCCTGCCAAGGAGTCTATTTCATCTTTTGCAATGGTCATAGACTTTGCCATCTCTTTACCGGCTGCTATGGTATTGTCCATTCCCTTTTTTAGCAAAAAACCCACTGCTCCCACTGCAACAAAAGCTGCTACAGCCAACCCTATGGGGTTTGCTAGCAGAAGCAACGCTCCTTTTAGCATTGGCAAAGCCATAACAACTCCTTGTAGACCAAAGACTGCTGGCATTATTTTTTGAGCAAACTCTCCCATTCCTCCCCCCATCATGGATGCAGCAAAAGCCATTCCACTAACAGCCCCCATTGCTCCATTTACTTTTAATCCTCCTGAAGTCAATGTCTTTCCAAATTTTGAAGAAACACCCCTAAGCTTCGACTGTTCTTTTCCTAACGACTCTGCCGCAACTGAAGATTTTAAAACATTTTTCGTATTTTGTTCTATGGCAGCCCCGTGTGCCTGTTCTATGTTATGAATTCTCCCCTGGTCACCCTGTCTTGGACCGTTTACATTTGGAACAAACCCATCTCCAGAACCCTGCATACCTGATGTGCTGAAAAGCTCTCCCTGTACTGGACTATTATTTATGTCGAGAATGCTGAGTTGTCCTGATCTTGCTGCCTGAACTGCAGACTCTGACATTGCTTGAGAGGCCCGTACCGCTTCCCCTTTGCTGCCAGCTACTCCTGAAACCCACCCATCAACAAATTCTTCACCCACTACCTTCATCTTTTTTGATGGAGAATTCGACCCTTGCCCACTTCTCCCACCATCGACAGCACCTTGAGTTACATCTTCTGCTTCACGATAAGCTCGTTGTTTCATCGTGTTAATGTAAGACGATGATGAGTTATCGGCAAGCCTTACCTGAGTTGTAGCTAGCGCGGCTGATGCCTGACTTCCGCTGGCGGCGTTTACCCCCAAAGCATTCTTCATTTGTCCTGTTCTTTTTTGTGACAAACCTGTTTGCTCTCTTGCTTGTATTTCCTGCAAAGAGTATTGCTCATCTAGTCCTGCCAAGGCATCTAAAACCTCGAAAGATTCCCTTGTTTGTGGGTGAATTCCCTGTTGGAGGCGCTGGACTTCCGACAACACTTCTTGATACTCCATACCTGTTGCTTTTACTAGCTCGCTCATTACCTCAGAACCGTTGGCAGTGTCTAGTGTCATTGACTCTACTCTGTTAAGGTAGTTGTTTATAGCTCCCAGGTCTGGGGTCAGGTTTTTTGGTGACCAAATCTTGCCCCCAAAGCTGTCCTCCATCTTTGTTAAGTGAGAGGCTTGGACGGAAGCCATATTTCCTAGCTGTTTTTCCGTAGCCCCCCCGTACTGGTTCCACTTTTGAGCAACTCTTGACTGTATTGCCTCTATCTCTTTAGATTTTGATTCCCATCCTAGGCCTGCAGTTTGTTTTCTTATAAACTCTGGTGCCGAATAATTTTTGTCTTTTATGGATCTCATTCCACTTAGCTCTGGTGCCGCTCTCAGGGCACTATCTACCTGTGGAGTAAGAAGACTTACCTCATTAACTAACTTCATCAGCTCCCTGGCAAGTGCTTCTAAGGCTGACTCTCCCAAGCTGGCTGCCTCTGAAATCCTACGGTTAATTGCCAATTCGGTCGATCCCGATACGTTCAAAGGTATGCTTTGTCCACCCACACTGAATAACTTTTTCCCAGAAGTTTTTCCCTCATTGAACATTCCAACGTCACCCTCGTTAATGGATGTGAGCAGTGGTCCGAACTTTTTAGAAGATTCTGCATTAATTACAAACTCTCCTGGGGTAAGAAGTGCTGGTTCGGTGTCTCTGTTTCCCGTTCCCCCCACAACTCCTCCAGTTGCCATCCTTCTTGGAGCTGCCCCCGCTGTGCCACCAGCGAAACCTCTGGGAATAATCGCTGCTGTGGACATTGCACTTGCCGCATAGTTTTGATAGGCTCTCGAAAGGTTCATTACGGAAGTTTTCTGTAAGTTTAGTGCATTGGTCAGGCTTGTTGTTTTTCCTTCTAGAGAAGCGGCAGCTGCGGCTGCATCAAGTTCTGCAGAAGACAAATACTTCAAATCTGATCCTCCACCCCGAATTCTATTAAAGAAGTTGTTGAACATAGCAGCACCCTTTATAGCTTGACCAATAAAGTTAGCAAACAGACCAATTAGCATAATTACTGATGGGACAACTATTCCTACCCCTGCCACAAGAACGGTAATAAAAGTCTTGACTCCTGGACTAAGATCGTCAAACTTACTCAAAAGCCTTGTTACCACTTCAATTATTGGGGTTGCAATTCTTAGAAACATCTCTCCAATTGGGGCGATTGCAAGCTTTAGTCTTTCTAGGGCTCCTGTAAACTTTACACCAATGGAATCCTCGATGGCTCCAAGCTCTTTATCTGCAAGTTCAGCTAACTCTTCAACGCTTTGACCAGTAAGGTCAATTACCCTCTGTGCTTGAGATCCATCTTCGTTTATGTTTTCAAACAGTGCCCCAAGTCTTGCAAACTGAAACTTTCCAAAAACCTTTGCAAGTGTTTGCTGCTTTGAGAATTTATCTAAAGTTCCCAGAGCTTCCCCAAAAGACATTACCATCCCTCTAATGTCCCCTTTATTGGCGTTAATAATTGAGTCGATGTTTATTCCTACCGCTTCAAGCTGTTCTCTTGCTCCTTTTGTAGGGTTAATTAAAGAGGCAAGACCTGACTTCAGTGCGTTTGCTCCCTCTGCAGCATTAACCCCACCTTCGCGCATTGCCGCCAGGAAGACTGATAGGTCCTGAACATCTCCGCCAAGCCCCTTGATAATGGTAGCCACTTTTGGAATCGCAACCGTGACGTCATCAAGAGACAAAACAGTTTGGTTCTCTACTGCGTTCAAGAAGTTTACAGATTCATTAAGCTCGTCAGAGCTTAGTTTAAACGCAGACTGGAGGGCAATCGTAGCCGTCAATGCCTGCTGCTGATCTATCATACCAAGAGTTGAAAGACGCGTGGCACCGACGGTCTGAGCCACTAAGTCGTCTCCTGACGCACCTGCGGCGGCGGCGTCTCCGGCAAGCTTCATCGTGTCCTTTACAGCAATGCCGTACTTCGTAAACTCAGAACCAAGCTCTTTTATCTGCTCGATCATTCCGTTAGTTTCTTCTAGCGGTGTTGTGGCATCTCCATACACTCTTCTAAAATTAACTATCTGCTTTTCTAAGTCCATGAAGATTTTTCCAGCTATTCCTCCAAAAATTGTCAAAGGAACGGTAAATCCAACCATCAACTGCCTACCAGCCCACTGAGTATTTTTACCAAAGTTAACTAATGAGGTCGATCCATCTCTAAGCATTTTTCCAAATAATATCTGTCTCTGGGTTGCTATTGCTGTAGATGCGTTAAATAGATTTAAAGGTCTTACTGCCATGGACTTGGTTAATCCATTTTGGGAAGCCGCCAAAGCAATGTATTGAGTTTGAAGGGCTTTTACTCTTGAGGACGCGACAGCAGTCATCTCTATGTGTTCTTTTTTAAACACACTCCCAAAAGTTTTACTTGAGGCAATTCCATACCTAAAGTATTGTCCAAGGGAGAGTCTGTTTGAGTCTATGGACCTACCCAGCCGAGATACGCTAGATTCGACGTTTACTATTGATGTCGAGAACTGTTTTGTTGCCCCTATTTGGGCCGCAAGTCCAGCCACCGCCCCTTTCTGGGCTGCGATAGCGGATGCGTTGCTTGCTATTACGGACTTGTTGAAAGTGGATATTTGGCTTTGCAAAGACCTCAGTGATGCAAGGGCTTGAGTAGAGTCAACCCCTATGTTAATATTAGCATTTACGTCGTTAGCCATGAACTATCACCTCTAGTGAATTATACCATTATCTCATAGGATTCTTAGAGGTGTTTGATGAATCATACTCCAAGCCGTTCTTTATTCCAAAACCAGCTTTAGCTGCATTCTGACCTTGCAATGAGGTTATGTCGTTAGAGTCTTTTGCTGATCCTCCAGTAAATACTCTAGACTTCATATCTTCCCACTCTTTTTGCCCCTTTTGAGAGCTTTCGCCATCCAGGTTTATTCCCTTTAAGGCTGCGAGAAATTTTTTATCTTCATATTCTTTTTCTCTTTTAGCGACGAGGATTACTGTTAACTCTGCCATGCAGAGGCTGTCTTCTATGTCTTGAAAGTCTTTCCATATTCCCAAAAGAAACACTTCGGACTCTATCTTTACAAGATCTAGCTCAGACCACGAATCGCCGTCGCCGCTACGTTTCCCTCGTCATCAAACTTAATTCCCGATGCTGCTTCTACTACTTTGTAGACGTTTGGAAGGTCTATCACATCTTCTAGTTTTTCACGATCTGTAGCCAGCTCTGGTGAGTATTGCTTCATTGCAATCTGAACACAATCTATAAGAATATCCATTGACTTGCTGTTGTCTTCTGCTACCTTTGCAATGCTTTCGAACTTCTTCATAAACTCTCTGAGAAGAGAAATCTTTAGTGGTCGTACCTTAATCTTTGTACCATCCATAAGTTCGATTTCTGTTGTTTCATATACGCTTGTGGCCATTTTTTACCCTTTCTGGTATTTAATAGGTAAAGTATATCATAGCTACCCCAGGAAAATAACGGTGGAAAATGACAACAGCCCCCGTGCAAAACGCACTAGGGGCTGCTGACTATTCAGTTATTATTATGTTTTATCAGGTCGTAGAGTTAATCGTTCTATCAACAATTTTTCCATAAGAACCGCTGTTTGCCGGAAGCAAACGGAATGAAACTTCAAACATAGAAGCTTCATCTCTTTTTGCTGATACAGTCACACTGTCAATAGACAGAGCACGGTAAGCAACATAAATGCGCTCAATGTATGCTCCTGGGTCACAGTCTCCTGTGCCTGGTCCAACTGCAACAAGACCTCTTTCTACTGGACATTCGCCAATAGCTCCTGAAGTCATTTCAAGCACGGATGCTGTTGATGCAGGTCCACTATCCATTGGATTGTCAAGTGTTGTGCTTTCATTATAATCAGCTGATGGTGCTGCAATAGCAACCAAAAGGTTCTCAAGCGTAGCCTCTGCAAAAGCAGTATTAAGATTAACTTGCATTCCTTGCTTATACAATTTTGCAACGTCAAGAAGTTGATCTACCTGAACCTCCCCAAAATCTGGCTGAAACTGAAGTTCGAGACCATTGGTCGTGTAACCAATGTTCCGAACCAAAGCTTGACCATCTACTGAGTCTGTTAGCGTGTCAATGTATTTTGTATCCTCAACAAAGTCTGGGAAGACTACTGTAGCTGGATCAAAATCTGCACTAGTCGAAACGAACATTGCTGCTGCGCCGACAATAATGTTTTTTGAATCTCCGCGTGTATATGCCATATCTTTTCACCTCTTTCTCCATATTTTTATTTATGGTGACGTTCCCTCTTTTATATTATATCACCGTTTTATAGGTAATCCTCTATGGATTTCGTGTAGTGGTATTTCATATCGACTGCAAACTCTGTTACATAAAAAGACCTTGAGCTCAAATCTCTTGTGTTTGTTGAATCGCTCGCCAGATTTGCTGATAGCTGAAACACCCTTAGACTATGGAAGAATATGGGATAAGCGTTATCCCCACCATTGCTCCTTATCCAACTATTAACATCCTTTGCTGCATCATCGTGTCTGTCAAGAATTTGCTGTATTGCAGATCCCCAAATAAAAGTATCTTGCTCTTTTGCCTTTAACTGATACTTAACCTCTTCACACTTCACCCAATAGGATGGGTCTTTCATTGCTTTAAACATTCTGTCATATATAACATACGTTTTGTCTTCCCACCCCAGGGTTCCCGCTGCCGCGTCGCCTAGCGGGAGAAAGGGGATGGTTGACCCATAGTTTGATGGACTGGAAAGAGATGGCTCCACCAACTTCATTACGCTCCAGAGGTAATTATTCACAACAGTTGGGGCAAACCCGAAGTTAGAAAGACTCATTTAACCCTGCCCCTCTTACCTTAAAATATTTTCTTCCAGCAGCAACCCCCACAGACCTTCCACCAGATTCTACCCCTTGAGGAAAAAGTCTAGAAAACTCTTGTGGAGTTCTTAAATCTGCCAAGAGTTGTCTGAGGATTGAGGACGTAAAGTATTGTTGAAAAAATTCGTCTACTACAGAGCCAAAACTTCCTGCAACCATGTCCCCACCAGGATTAGCTATGTACACATCGCTTGATGTAAACACCATCTCTCCCTCACTCTCAAAAGCAAGAACCTCTGAGTTTTTCGGT